GTCCAGTGGTTGATTACCCGAGGACACCCGCATGTTCTGATTGCCCGAGGACAGCCTTGGATTGGCTGCCCGAGGACAGATGGGAGGAAAAAAGATGGGAGCGTATAAGAACTGCGCAGAGCTGGACGAAGTGGCGGAATGCTTCGGCGGCCAATGCTGCGGGACGTGTTCGCTCAACGTCCCGGACGAATTCGGCGCAATGCCCGGATGGTGTCGGTTCCTTGGACGGGACGGGCGCTGTCCAGATTGCATGTACCAGAACGTCTGCAAGTTCTGGGACATAGAGAATTACCGGATCCTGCAGGAAGCCATCCCGAAGTGCGCCGCTCGGGTGGTGAGCGTTCCTTCGGAAGGACTGGACGGGTACAGTTGTTTGCACGTGCCCGATCCGGTTGACGGTTGCAGTTGTGCCGGATCGTATTACGTTTGCCGGCATGGATGTTTCATGCCTCGATCCGAAGCGTGGCGCAAGACTTGGTTCTGTGCTGATTGCGCATCCCAAGAATGGGAGCAGGAAGAAGCCGAACGGGAAAAGAAGCTGGAAGCCGATTGGCTCGAATACGAGCGCAATTGGCTGAACGATCCCGGTGAGTGGGGAGAATGAAATGAAAACGAAGTTCGTTGAAAATATGAAGTCCTTCCTGGAGGACGAGGGAAGGGACGCGTTCGATTCCAAGATGGAGGAATGGATGCTGGCTCTAGAGGAGCTGGTAGAGGCCGGATTGCTTACGGCCGCGTCCGTGTTGGACACGGTAAAGGATACGTTTATTGAGTTTGCCGACCAGGCGTCCAGCGGCGGCAAACGGATAAGATAGGAGAGGAAAACAATGGAAATCGCGATAGACGCAAGGACGATATCCGATGAATTCAACATCGGGATATCCAAGGCCGAAAGGTTCTTGGATGAACATGGGTCGGATATATCAGACGTTATCTACGGCATTGCCCTAGATATCGTCCGACAAAAGCTGGCGGAGATCCGGAACGAGGAACGGGAGTTAAGGGAGAGCCTAGATGCTGATTAACAAGGTTGTCCCATTCGCAGCTGGATTATTGATCGGGACGACCTTAGCGGTCGCCCTGGTCAAAAGGCCATGTGGTCATGGCCCGAGGACAGACCCCAAGCCGGAGCGAGTGGAGTATGTAATTCGTGGCGAAGGCTGGGACATGGTTATCGGCGGCGTCCGGGGGAAGGTCGTAATGCTTTCTCCGGAAGCCGAAAGAAAGGAATAGCAGGATGAACAAGAGCGGCGGCGCGCTACATGCCGAGAAACGCGGACTGCATCCCGCCTGGTGGTGGGCGCGCCGCCACGGTCTTCCTTCTCGGTTCATAGAGGAGCAGTTTGTCCCGCCGGAACGTCATCATGTGAATGGTCGGCTAGTGGGATACTACGACCTTCATGGAGTACCACAGCACGTGTGGCGGCTCCTGAAGGCAAAGAAAGAGAGGAAGTAATGGACACTTGTTTCGAGGAAGTATTGAGGGAATTGGTTGAGAAGCGGGAGATAATAGTTCCCGAAACCTTTCCAGTCGCTACCTGGGAGGACGAGGTGGAATTGTCTGCCTGGGCGGTTATGGAATCCCAGCGCATAGGGATGACGCCTCTGGCGTGGAAAGACATCAATGAAAATGGAGACAGTTTGACGGCAAGCAGTCTCCCCGAATGGATGAAACGCCACTATCAGATTGGACAGTGGACTACCGCGCCAAGCAAGGACGGAGTGATCTGCGGTCTGTTAGTTAACCGGTTCCCGTTGTATGGGATGACTTTCGGCCATCCAAGCAAGCTGGGAGTCCTGAGGCTTACCATCGGGTTGGTGAGCCCAAGAATAGAACTGATGTCCAACTCCGACGTTTACAACCTGCCGTATGTGGTTGAGCCGGAAGTTTTAATTACGAACTATTGGAAAGAAGTCGCAAATCACGGTGTCCCGACGGTTGAGGACGCCCACTATAATATAGCGTGGGCTTACTCCTATAAGCCCATCTTCGAGTGGAAGGGAAAGAAAAATGTCCAAGCTGATTAAGCATCTAGCCGCGCCAAACCGAAGGTTCCCCGGAGGAACTTCGGAAGACGAAAGGGAGAAAGCAATCCAAAACCTTGCAAATATCTCTGACAAGATTTATAAAACCGTCCTCTGGTACCCGGACTCCATATACGATCACGATGGGTTCGGGATGAGCGTCTCCTATTCATTGCCCGCAGACCTTATAAAAGTTTACAAGGTCGGACACGTAACCACAGCTCCGGTCGGGTATCTATTCGGATACAGCCGGTGGGGGAACGCAGAGAGCTTAGCCAGATGGGACACGTCCACCGCCATAATGGTCGGTTCTCACCAAGGCACAAAGCTGAGAGTTTCCGCTCGGTTTGCCGCAGAGATATCATCGAAGTTAATTAGCGAATTGTTGACGTATCCGCAAAGAAAGGAAAGCGTGGAACGGATCTGGAGCGGCCCGGAATGTATTCAATTAACAGGCGACCTCTATTTGGATCCGGTCGTTCTCATGGAATCGTTTGAGCCGTTGTATGTTATACTCCATCGGGAGTTTGGGGAATTCTATAACCTGTTACAGGAGTCCAAGAAATGATTCGAGGAACGAAGGATCACGTGAGGTTTGTGGCCAAAAGGTATTTGCGCAGCTACGGTTGCGAACCGGAAATCGATAGAATTATAGACGGCTACGATAGCCGTTTCCCGATTATGAAGGAGATTGTCGATTTGATGCACGCCAAAATCCCGAACCGGAAGATTATATTCAAGCAGGCGTGCCTCTTCATCCCTAACCAACTAGATTGGGTAGAAGGCACAGATCGAACCGGCGTCGTGGGATTGTCTTCCATGACCGGAATGATCCCTGCTGGTTTGGTACGTGCGTACCAGATTGGACATACTACGACCGCAGACCCCGGCATGTTCGCGTACCAAGACTACTTTACCGCCAGCAAAGAGATCAAAGAAGTCAACTCCGGCAGGTCTATACTGTTCGTCGGGTACACGGAAGGTGAGATGCTCTCATCTTTTCCGGTTCGATCACGGCAAGTTTATCGCACTCTCAAGGGAGTTATGGACAAGTATTGGGAGAGCAGGGCTCCTTTTTCAAATGAAATCGGAAGAGAGGTTTTGGGTGAAGCCGGATTGGTTCCGGCCATTCGTTACGATACGGTCGTTATCATCGGAGACTTTACTCCGGTGATGGTATTCAGCATTGCCGAAATATGAAAGGGAGCGTAATGAAGGACAGAATCGTTACTTCGTCTATGTGCGGATACTTCATGCGGTGTCCAAAGGCTTACTATTGGGCATACGCAAGGGGGTTCCGCAGTATCAAGTTGCCCGGACAGATGATCGTAGGCATATCGTTCCACGAGCAAGTGGCAGCGATATTGGAAGGCAAGGAGCCGCTGGTTATCCATGGCGGGCTTGACCCGTACGAGTACGACTCGTATCGGATCGGGGAGTTCCTTGCCAATCGATACAAGATATTCTGGCAGGAATGGCTCGAGACAACCAAGGTAATTGCGGTCGAGAAGGTGTTCGAGGCTCCGTTCGAGGACATGACTATCGCCGGTAAGGTCGATGCGATTGTTGAGGTTGGCGGCAAGCCCTGGGTGCTTGAGCACAAGACCACCTCTAGCAAGCTGGACATGGACTACCTCGAGAAGGTCTCGTTGGACGGTCAAATATCCGCATACATCTGGTTGTGCAAGCAGAACGGTATCCCGGTCGAGGGCGTCATCTATGACGTGATATGCACGCCAAGGATATATCGGCGGGTCGGTGAGGATGTTGAGACGTATCTGGACAGGGTTGAGCCGGACTACATTGCGGCTGGTCAATCCTTATTCGGCCACCAGAACGCCATGCGTTCGGACGAATCCATTATCGAGGCGGCGCGTGTCATGAAGCATTGCGCCGTGGAGATGGATAGGATGGAGTTGTCCGGCTACTATCCGCAGAACGTCTGGGCTGGACAATGCTGGGCGCGTGGTCGAACTTGCGCTTATGTCCCGTTGTGTGTTATGGGAGAACGCCCAAACATTCTTGGACAATACGAAGTGGTTAACCCGTTAAGGGAACTGGAAGACAAGGAAGAGCCTGCGCAAGAGATCTCTTTTTAAGGAACGAGAAATGGACAGTTTGGATAGGAGAGCAAAGGTGAAGAGCACCTTGTGGGTTGCGATACGGAGCAACCCTAACAACGAACTCTGGATCGACTACATGACTTTCAGTGTGGTCGAAGGGGGAGTGCTTCCTCTGTATGAGAAGGACTGCACCATCAACAAGGAGTCCTACCCTCTGATAAGGGTGGCCAAAGTCAGAGTCGAAACCGTCAGCTAAAAGGAAACCAGCAAATGAATACGAAAGCGATAATATCATCCATGAGGGAGTTCGATAATTACGATGCTTCCCAATCTATGAATGAACGCGAACGAGAGGTTCTTTCCATGGTGGAAACCACGAAAGAGCAGGCTGAGGTCATAAGGCGTCGAAACATGGAACTTCTCTTAAACCTCAAGTGGCTCATCGAAAGTCCACAAGAATTTATCAGAGGGATCGGTGGGTACAACGAGTTTGGCAGAGCCAAGGTTACGGTGGAAATTGGTTGTCCGCACTGCCACATAAACCGCGTAGGAACATTTCTTTGCCAGACCCAAAATACAATATGCGCATGGGCGAGAATGTGCGCGCAATACAACAAGAAATATGGAACCTGTCATAGCTTGGAGTTGGCGTGCATAAATAGCAGCGTAACCTTTTACGGTATCTCATTGTGCAAAACCAATGTGGACTACCGCGCGAGTAGTGCTTGCATAAGATTTTGGGAATATGGAGACCAGCAAGTGTACCGCAACTCATTGAGATATCTCATCGGACACATTCTGTGGGCGGACAGCATACTGGATGCTGGTGTCAATCTTGCGGAGACCAGCTTCGAGGAAGCGTTGGTTTCCTATAACGAAGAACTTATGGAGAGATAGCATGAAGGAAGTGAAAAAGACTTGCGAGTGCGCGAAACCGTCGGAAATCATAGCGGGGTTCCTGAAGAATCATCCGCCTTTCAACTTCGTGCACATCAGCTTTCACAGCAAGAGTGAATACGACGGTCAGCCGTTCGGGAACATTTACATGTCGGAGACCGGCGGCAAACGATACGGGATGCGAATGGTAAACATTAACCGGTTTGAAGAGGGTTTGCCGGAGCTTCTCGAGAGCTTGTATAAGGAGGCAATCGCAAGAGATGAAGAGTCTGAGGAAGGAGACGAAGACGGAGATGGAAAGGATACAAAAGAGAGCTGACCATTGGGACAAGCTGGGTCGGCGCGATTTGAGGAACGCGCATCTGCTTGATGTGCGGACGATCCTTGAAAAACAGAGAAAGGAATCAAGATGAGCAATGGAAGTTATGTCGGGCTTGGACGAGCTATATGCCCGGTCTGTGGACAGACATTCGAGACTGGAGAAGTTCTTATCCACAGGGGACTCAAGCCGGTATTCCCGGAAAACGGGAAGACAGACCCGTATAAATACCAGTTGTGCGAAGAGCACCAAAAGCTCTTTGAAGATGGATATATCGCCATGGTTGGAATCGACGAATCGCAATCAAACGTATCCGGCAACATGGTAAACAAAATGGAAGACGCGTACAGAACCGGCGACATCGTCCACATAAGAGAGAAAGTGTTTTGCGAACTGTTCGGAGAGAAAAACCTAAAGAAGAACCAAGACGGAACAACATGCCCTATGGTGTTCTGCGACAAAGAGACCATAGAATATCTTAAGAAGTTAGTCGGATGACCAACAGCAACCGATTGGAACTATAACAATTGCGAACTACCTAATATTGTGGAGTGATAGAAAGGAGACAAACCATGCGATAGCGAAACACTTGACAAGCGGTTAGCCGTAGATGTAGTATTGTCCTTACCCTCAAAACAGGAGACTCAAAGTGGAACTACCGGACGTAAATAAACCGATTGATTCGTTCAGCCAGTTCAGGTTCCTGATTCATGGCTGGCCTAAAGTCGGTAAGACCACCCTGGCCTGTCAATGGCCGGAACCAATCGTTCTCGACTGCGAGTCCGGCAGTCTGTTTCTGCCGGTCAGACGAGTGCCGATATCCTCGTGGTCTGATGTCCAGAACGCCGTCCAAATGCTTGTCGATCAGAAAAGCAAGGATGGTGTTGCCCGCACGGTCATCATCGACCCGATCTCCAAAGCATACGCCATGTTGTGCGATGCTGTCGCCAAGGAGAACCGGGTTGACCACATCTCGCAGATGAGATACGGTCAGGGATACGACGCCGTTAACCGCAGGCTTCAGGCGATGCTGGACACGCTCTACAAGGCTGGGTTCGGCGTCGTCCTTATCGCGCACACCAAGGGCATAGAGGAAGTCAGGGACGCCATGCAGATTGATCGCATGGTACCTGATCTGTCCGATAGCCCGAGACGTGTCGTGGTAGGCTGGAGCGATGTCATCATCTACATAGCAATCGAAGAGACGGAGAGCGAAGATGGTGTAATCCAGATGCAGCGGGTCGCAATATGTCAGCCAACCCCAAGCATAGAGGCTGGCGGTCGGTTGCGTTACCTTCCCGCTCGGATAAGTCTTGAGTCAAGCCCGAAGGAAGGATTCGAGAGATTTAAACTCGAACTCGAGAAGGGGGTTGCGCAGCTCCTTAAAGAGTTCGGAGCCTGATAACTATGGAGTGTCAGGCGTTTCTGTTAATCTTTCTGCGCAATTAGGAGTCGTGAGATGGATATACGTAATTTGCTAGCAAAGGCGAACGAGGCTTACAAGTCTGTCCAGCCTTCAGCGGTTGGCGGCTACGATCTGCCTGCCGGTCGTTACCAGGCGCAGATGAGCGAGGGCGTCGTCAGGCAGGATAAGGACGGTGCGGTTCGCGCTCGAGTACAGCTTCAGGTCGTCAGCGCGCCGGACGCAACCCTCATCGGACGCAAGACCTCGAAGTCTTGGAACATCATCGGCAAGGACGGTTCGCTCGACGAACGCGGCGTTGGCTATCTCAAGGCCGACATGGGCATCGTCGGACTGGCCTGCGACGATCTGTCAAAGATTAACGAGGCTATCGGCTCAATGTCCGACATGGTGGTGGATATCACCGTGCAAGTAAAGACCATGCCGGACGGAACCGAACGCACCAACATCTACATCAATTCTCTGGTGCGCAAGGGTGGCGCGGTATCGTTCTGATCCGGTTACCAATGGAGTCGGGCGATCTGAACAAGGTCGCTCGGCTCCTTTTATTCGAGGAGCACCGTAATGGCTGTAATCAGATGTTGCGAATTATGCGAAGCCGTTCGCGTGCTTAAACGGATCAGGATGGCTGACAGCAATAAATGGATCTGCAAGAGATGTTGTAAGAAACATGGAAAGGCTTGGCCAGATGATAGCGATACTTCCGAGAAAAACAGAGGACAACTCACTATCTAACGTAGAGGTCTATGACGGAGAGAAGGAGTGGACTGGCGACAGTTCGCAAGCCGAATCTCTCTATAAAGACCAAGACCTGTTCGTTGTCCACGATATCGTTAACGGTATGCTTCCTGACTGGGTTCCGGTTGACCGGTGCTTTGACATCCGGCTCGCAGGCGTCCAGACTAACCGGGTTGACTTATCTGCCAGCTCAATGGTATATCCACTGAACGCAAGGATGCTTTTTCTGGCCGGCGCAAACCTCCTGGGCGAAATATCCCACGATGTCTATGCGCTGGACTATCGGCTCGCGCTGGAGTTAAGGCAGTCCAACTCGCTTAAGTTCGATGCGAACGACGCGCTTCTCCACGTCGAAGCCGCAGAAAGAGAGCTTCGTTCAAAAATAAGGAGCATGGGCATAAACAATCCGGCGAGCGTATCAGAATACGAACAGTTCGTGGAGACGAGACGAACAGAGATAGGACGCATAACTCGGACGGAAACCGGCAAGCCTTCCATGTCTCTTTCTTTTCTCTCACGCAGACCGTTGCTTAAGCCGTGGTATGACTGGAAGCAAATCGAACGACTGAAGACGTTTGCGAACAAACGACCCGGAGAGATTGGGATATCTTACGAGATTGCCCCGCTCTCCGGGCGTCTTATCACCAGACCGGTCATCCCTGAATTAGCATGGCTGTTCATAGAGCCGGACTATCACATGGTTGACCTGTCGGATCTGATAAGGTGCATGGAAGAGAACACGCCGAGCAAGGCGTTTATTGCCGCAGTCTCGATTGGCTCCGTCAATCTGTTCAGCGGCAGACAGGTAAAGCTCACCAAACTGGATGCGTGGAGCGCGAAGAACAAGTGGGTCGAGGGTTCGGTCTGGGACTTCATCAAGAACGGTCTTATGGAGAATCCGGACTGTAGGCTCAAGGCCGCAGGTGAATCGGCTCTTATCGGAGACAAAGAGTCTCTGGACAAGGTGGTCGGTTCGATATGCGCTCCATGCGATATGAAGACATTGAGTCCGGACGAACGCAAATCAATGCGGAAGAAACCGGAGCAAACAGGAACGCTGTTCTAGGAGAAAACACTGATGGCGATTTACTATGTAATCGGGACGTATCAGCCGGACGGAGAGAAAGCGATCTCTAAAATGTTCGAGTGCGACAACGCGGCCAAAGCGATTGCGGAGCTCAAGAAGGAAGTCAAGAGCAAGACCATGCCCGAAGGTTCGTATGAGATTGCGAGGCTGGTGGAAGAGGTCTGCCTTGAGCGAGTCGAACGAGTAACGATCAAGAACGTCCTGAAGGATTCGGCATAACAATTAACCGGTTAATGAGGGCGATGGAGCATATTGCTCTGTCGCTCTCATAACCTATTGGAGAATGAATCATGTCTATAATCGTTCCAAGCTCAATCGAGATTCCGAAAGGCGTGAGTTCGTCTGCGGACGCGATAAGATGCGCCAGGCTGGACTGGGAAGTGACCAAGGAGCAGTTGTTCTTCGTGGACAACTATTCGCAGAGATATGTCGTCGATGGAATGGCGACTGTCAGGCGAGACCCTAACGGAGATGTCAAGCCGCTCGGAGTGGTAGGGCTTGACTACCAGCCCGTCCAGAACATCGAAGCGTTCCGTTTCTTCGACAACATTGTTCAGTCCGGCGAAGCGGAATACGTCAAGGCCGGTTCACTCAAGGGCGGCAAGAAGATATGGATAATGGCGAAGCTCACGTGCAACAGCCTGCTCATAGACGGGAAGGATTCGGTCGATATGTATGTGGTGCTCGTCAACGGACACTGCGGCAACCACTCCATCTCGGTCATGATCACGCCTGTCCGGATAATGTGTTCTAACATGCTGACGACCGCAATCAGAAAAAGCGCGGGGATAATCAACTTCCGGCACACGAAGAACATCGCCGAACAGATCAAGTATTCCGATATCGTCTTCAATGCCATAACCAAGGAATCGAACGAGCTTATTGAGAGGATGTCGTTCCTTCAGAACCGAAGGATGGACATGCTGGACTTCGAGGAATACGTAAGAACATTGCTGGTTGATTCCAAGAAGGTCGATGAGCTGTTCATCCGCGCCAAAGACATCTATAACAACAATAAGAACGACATGCTCGGGTGTACGTGGTACAGAGGGTACCAAGCATTCATCGAATACATTGACTGGCATGTCAACTATCGAACCGAGGAATCAAGACTGAACTCGATATGGTTCGGGAAGTCCAGGCGGATGAAAGAGGATGCGCTTGAGCTTGCGCTCGACCGCGCCCGTTAAGAAAGGATCGCGGAATGAAGAAAGAAGATTGGGATCACATGATGTCCATCTTCGGGAAGTGCAACGTAATCTATAACGATTTCTTCTCCGTGATTGCCGCGACACATGCGACGAGAAAATGGAGCGGAAACCCGTTATGGGTTATGGGGGTTGCGCCGCCTTCGTATGGCAAAACAATCCCTATGGAGCTTCTCAAAGAGACCGGAGACGTTAAGCTGGTAAGCAGTGTTACGCCAGCCGCGCTGATAAGCGGATACGGTGGAGAGGGTTGCGATCCGAGCCTGTTCTCCGAACTCGACGGACATACCCTGCTGGCAAAAGATTTCGGAACCATATTGTCGCAGGGCTATATCCAGACCGCCACCATATTCGCCATGTTCAGAGAGGCTTACGACGGACATGTCTCCAAGCAGTTCGGGATGTTCAAACGGGAATACACGCTCAAGTTCAACTTTGTCGCGGCTTGCACCGACCAGATAGAACGTTACAAGATGTTTGCCGGTCAGCTTGGCGAACGATTCCTTTACTATCGGGTCAAACGAACCGTGGTGCCGCCGAATAACAAAATGAACCCGGCGATATTCCCGGCAGTCGCAGACTTCATGATGGAACTGGACAGAGAGTATCAGAACGAAGAGCCTTCGATATCTGATTCCATAGTTGATAAGGTCAACAAGATGGCTTATGCGACCGCGATATTGAGGACAGAGGTCGTCGGCTCCTCGCAGGAGATAATCGAAGTCCCAAGGTTCGAGAGCGGGTCAAGGCTCGAGAAGCAACTGGTCAAACTGTATCTTGGTCTCAATGCGTTAGGGATGCAGGACGACCTGGCGATAGAGGTCTTGCGGCACTCCTGCGAATCGTGTATGCCGTATCGACGCATGGCCGTGTTCCAATATCTTCTCGAATATGAGCACGGGAGCACTACGGATATTACCGACCATTGCAGACTCTCATATTCAATGGTTGACCGGACGTGCAAAGAGCTTCATGCGCTCGGACTGCTGAAGACGACCTCTAACAAGTTCCCCAAAGCGAACTCATGGCGCGTGTCCGACGAGCATGTCGGCACGATGTCAATGCTCTGGGATTAGGAGAAAACATGAAATTGTTCAAGTTGGACGAAAAAGAACGAGACCGTTATTTCGCGGAATCAAAACGCTTAATAGATAATATCATTCTAGACATGGACATAAAAGCCTATGATTTCGATACGCTTATCGAAACGGTCTCTTTTACATTGCTAGGCTCGTTAGCCATGAAGGACGAGAAAAACGCCAGAGAGATCGTGTTCCTGTCAATGCTTCATGCGGACGGTTCAATGGATATGATGGCTAAAGAATTACTGGATGAGATGGATAACCCTAACAGTTAATCAATACTATATGTATCTTTCTAATTTGTGATTAACAGTCTGTTAATCAAACGTCTGTATAGTCCGATGAGTAACAAGCGTTACAGTTAATCACGTTTTAGAAAGATGTATATACTGTTGATGAACAGAGGAGAGAATGGAATGGATGGAAGTTTATCGCTTGGACGGACGATGAGGGAGATAAGGCTCAAGAGGCGTATCAGGCAGAAAGATATGGCGGAGATGCTTGGAGTGTCGAAACCATACTATTGTCAGGTCGAACGAGGGAACCGGCGACCGTCGCTCAAGATGGTCAACGACTTCATGGATAAACTGGACTTGAGCGATGGTGAAGTGCTACGGATCGCAATGAGGATATCGAGGGAGAGCAAGGATGGAGAACGAGCGGACTAACTGGACAACCACACTCTATGAGGCTGGCGTCCAGATATCGACCGTAAGGTTCAAGGCTTCTATGGTCGGGATCACGTGCGTACAGCAGGAAACTCTTCTTGACGTATGCTCCGAAGAAACCGAACAGACGAGTATGAGTTTCTACGGACTGGTGTCGGGACTCGTGACGATTACCGCGCCCAAATCAATCAAGGATGAGCTTTACAGGAAGCTGGCGAAGAAGCCGCAGGCGGTCTGGTTCGTTGTGCTTGGATACGGCGATATGGTTATCAATGGCAAGCTGTCGATAACCGAAATTCACGAAGCGAACAAGCCTAACGAGATCGTCATACAGGGAGTAACGTCCGGTATGCCGAAGCTCAAGACAAGAGCCGGAATAAGCAGAGACCTGTATCTTGGAAAATTCCAAATGGGAGCAAGGCCATGAACATGGACGAAAAGCTCAAGATCGAACAAGCGTTGGTAAGAGAGTATCGCAAGGACAATCCGAGAAGTAGGGCGAGGTCGATAATCGTCCACTGGCATAATACGTCATGCCGGAAGTCGATGAGATGTATTCTCTGCGGGGAATCCGGACCTTCGTGGTCTGCGCTATGGCCGAAAACCAAGCAAGCCCGCAAATGGGAAAACGAGCATTGGGAAATGGAGATCGAGAAACACAAGGAGACTATCAATGAGAACAAATAACTCGCCCGACCGACCGGACATAAGAGAGTTCACCGAAGACGAACGTGGCGAATGGGTCGAAATGGAACCGGGAGTTTATTATTGCGGGAATTGCCGAGCCAATTTTCTCAATATGTCCGAACGATTCGCGGAGTTCGAGGACGCATTTGCAAACGCCGACATGCCCGCAAGAGCGAGGAGAAAGGTTTCCGACCTCAAGAAGGACATCGAGCATTATGCGCCGAGAACCGTCAGGAAAGGAAACGTGCCTTATGGCGAGCGTTGCTCGTGGTGCTCCAAGATCGAAAGGAGATAATATGCGGTAAAATGTTCTCAAAGAAGTATTGAACCGTGGATGGATGAGTGTTACAATAAACTAAACAGGAGCAAAGTCATGCAGATCGAAACCTACGAAGTCACGGAGATGAACGCCGAAGGCATTATTGAGTGCGATAAGGAAGCGATATTGCTTGCCGAATCGCTCGGACTGGAAGGCCAGAAATCTCTCATATCAACCGACGCAGACGGAAACACACAGGCCAGAATGCCCTATCGCCTGATGAGCGAGGAGGAGTTCGCGGTCTATAGCGCGCTCATGCCTAATAAGACCAGGATCGAAGAATACAAGGACGGCATCATCCCTTTGCGCGTCATGCAGATCGTCGCGCATTGCAGGGACATGTCCTATTTCGACGAGATCGCGGTCTGGCATCCGAAGGCCGGGAAGGATGATCCGGTTCTCGTCGGAATAAAGAAAAACAAGCAATACGCGTGGCAAGCCGAAAACTATATCCTTGCCAGATGGGGCGAGACCTTGGTTCCATTCGAGGAGATGACCAGAAAGGCTATCGCGCTGTTGAAGGCGAAAGCAATATCCAAGGCTCGCAAGGTCATGTATGACGCGAAGCGCACACTGGAAATACTGGAAACCGCAGACGACACGGAAATCCTTCTGTCGTTCGCCAGCGAAAAATACTATGGATAACAACGGGAGATAGGAACATGGTTAATTTCAAGAGCGAAATACTTAAAGCGGCTTGCGGACAAAAGATCGAAAAGATTATTGTCGGTGGTAATGATGGCTGGGATCACAAGTTCAAACAGATCCCGCCAGAGATAACCAACAAACTTCTCGATTGGTCTGATATCGAAAAGCATCTTAACTTCGAGTACGACAATGGATTCGGAACAGAGGGTTGCCCGCCGATGACAGCGTGGACAAAAGACTTCGTTCTGTTTGTTTGCTGTTACGATGGATCAACGTGGATCGCCAGAATCTCTCGTAATCCGGCGGAAATCCATCCGGAATACCACGGTGGCGGCTAACAAGTTATTGGTTCTTGGGGGGCGGGCTTCGGCTCGCCCCTCCCATACTGGTCGAATAAAATCATAGAAAGGGAGAGCTGACATGTCCGGGAATGTTGTAGCCGCAGAGATATCCGATAAAATTGATGTGGAAATATCTGTCGATATAGATGTTGACTGCGCGGAATGCGGCGGTGAAAGAGGCGATGGATAAACTGAAAGGAGCGGATGTTGGATAAGCAGTTATGCGTTTTGGGCTGGGGCTTGTCCCTGCCAGAAAAAATAGACAAGGCGATTAAAACGCTCCAGCTATTCGAGCATTTATCTCCTGATGGTTATAAGCTCGCATTCTCTGGTGGCAAGGATAGTATTGTCATCAAGCGATTGGCGGACATGGCCGGTGTAAAATATCAGGCGATATACAACGTAACCACCATCGACCCGCCGGAACTAATCCAGTATATGCGCGAACATTATCCGGACGTTCAATGGAAACGGGCGAACAAGCCGTTTTTCCGTTATGTAGAGCATGAGGGGCTGCCCACTCGGATAGCTCGCTGGTGTTGTAGGATATATAAACATATGGCAAATGGTGAAACAGACGTGCAGCTATTAGGTATAAGAGCCGCCGAAAGTGCAGCAAGGGCACAACGATGGAAGGTGTTTACCCCTGCGATGAGCGGAGGCAAAGCTGTCTGCCCGATACTCTACTGGACGGACGCAGATGTTTGGAACTTTATACATGCTCAAAATCTGCCATATTGCAGGCTGTATGACGAGGGCTTTAAGAGATTGGGTTGCATCGGCTGTCCGTTCGGGATGGAACGCCAGAGGCGCATCCAATTCGAGCGGTGGCCGGGCTACCTGAAACAATACCAGAGGGCGGCGCGTAAATACTGGGAAAGCCGCCCACCGGAAAAGCGGAGCTCGACCTTCGAGCGATATTGGGAATTGTGGATAACGGATAAGACCGAAAAATCAGATTGCGATTTAGGTCTATGGTAACTGAAAGGAGCGGGACAATGCGAAGCGGGATAACGGAGTTTGGCTTCCAATTCGGCGCGGCCACAGTAGAGCGTTGGTATGGCGGCGCGGACGGGCGCGTCTGGATCGGAATTAAAACCGAGAAGGGCGAATTGCAGGTTTACGTCACCAAGACGGGCAAAATAATCGCCACTGGACAGCGGGGAACGCGGGCGGTTGTGGACAGGAAAGGAGCCGAAAAATGAACTGGAATGAAATGAGCGCAGGCGAGAAGATAGTTCAGCAGGCCGGAGCGAAACTGCGCCATAAGGTGGACGAAATGATGATCAAGGCGCAATGGGCAAAAGAGGCGGTCGATTGGATACACAAACGCCAATGTATCTTGGGCACGCCCAGTGGTTGCCGTGCGGCCTGGAGAGAACTTAAGGCAATTGACCTCGGCCCGATGGAGGATGATATCAAGGCCGCGCTGATCGAGATCGCCGGGCGGCTGGTGCTGGAAGTGGAAAGGGATGAGTAATGAAACGCAATGAGGACGCGCAGCAGGAACGCCGCAAGGCGGGAATGAAAATCGACGTTGCGATATTTGACGGCTTATTTCAGTATGAAGGCCGAAGGCCAAGCGAACACGCCCGCGACGCCTGCATGATTGCGCGTTACGGGATTGAAAGGAGCGGATTATGAGCGAGGCAAATCTAATCCGGTGCTCATATTGCGGCGGCTGGCACGAAAACAATAAGTGCCCGAAAATTCTAGACGAGTATCATCAGGAGGAGATGAAACGAGAAGAGGAAAAACGGCTATGGTCTCAATATGCCAGAGAAGAACAGGAGCGCGAAGAAAGGGAAAGGAGCGGGAAATGAAATACATTAAAACATGTCCGGTGTGCGCAAGTATGCGGCCTGACGGAGCGGAGGCGCATACGGTGGAGATTTGTTTCAGGGCGGCGATAAGGCGAGTTCGTTTCGTGCTGGATTCTGCGCCGGTAGGTCATCGGCTTCCGGCAGTGGAAAACGAACTTGATCGCATCGAATCAGAACTGAATGAAAGGAGCGGGAAATGAACGAAATGGAGCGAGAAATCGTGGAGGCGGCAACGGAATACGCGCGGTTGATGGAAAAGAAAATGGAGCGTAATGAGGAGCGGCTACGCTTACAGCGCGAAATGGCGAAATTGGCAAAAGAGGACGAAGCGTATTCGCCGGAGTTTCTGGCACTCGAGCATCAAGACATGCGCTTGGGGATGATTGTTACCAATTTCGAAGATGTGAGCAAGCGGATCATTCGTGCCGTCAAACTGTATCAGAAGAAATCCTTGCCCGCGTCCATCACTCCGCCCGAATCTGTTGTAGATTTGGGGCAACTCGCCGAGGAAAACCGCAAGTTGCGGGAGTTATGCCAACTGGGGCTGAACACCATCCGAGATCAGGAGTTCAATAATCATCATGGCGGGCCGGGGTTTTCATGTGATGTAATAGACGAGTTCGCCAAAATGGGAATAGTTTGACATTGAAAGGAGCGGGAAATGAGGATATACGTGATCGAAAAGGGCGAATACAAGCGCATAGACCCCAACGAAACGCCGGTCGTTGTGATCTTGTCGGATAATGACAAGAAAAACATCGCGGAGATGGGAAGCGCGGAGGCTTACGGGATGTTTCCAAAGGGGTCAAGTGTGGAGAACATGGAGAAGATGGTCGATGAGGTTAAGGAAATCGAAAGGAGCGGGACATGAATTTATCCATCGAGGAGATCGTCGCCGAATGGCTGGAGGCCAAGCAATGACAACAATCGCCATAATCGCCCTGCTGATGTTTGGCGCGTGTGCTTTTGCGCTGGCGGGGGCAAGGGAACAATGGGAGAAAGACAATGACCAAGAGAACTGAACGATATGGAGACCTGCGTCGCGCCATAATCCCGGAGCTACATGTGCCTTGCGAGAAGTGCGGGGCAACGGGCATAGTTGACGGCAATCCGAAACTAGAGGATTGCCCGCACTGTTGCAGTGGATACAGAACGTTGCGGGATATTCCAGTGAAAGACCTCTTGAACGCAAAGGAATCTGAATCGAAAGAAAACGCTGATGTGGCCGGAGATTTTGAAGAATACCATCCATGGTCTAACGACAAGAATTGTTACACGGTTGAAATTACAAACGGAACGGTTCCAGTTGCCGTAATGCTCTTTAAGGGTTCGCTTGATACCGCAAAGACAGTCCATGAATTGGTTGCGTCTATGGCTAAAACAAGCGAAACCGTAAGCCTTATGGATTCCAGGCGTACTATTGTGGTTAAATGTTATGGTAAGGATATTTGCAAACACTTCAGTTACAATGGGAGAGAGCTGTCTTGGATAACAGGAGCCAGCCAATGAGAACATTGGACATGATTGTCCCGTGCTACGGGGATCGAGTGTATCAACTTGAGTGCCTTCTTAAATGCCTTGCTAACGCAAAACCTCCACGCGACATGAACGTAACCTTGTATCTTGTCTTGAAGAAATCAGGAGACGATAACCGCGAACGATTCCAAGAGATTGTTCTTAACCATGTGATTAAGAAGCCGTGGATAAAGTTTATGCTGTGCGACTATGAATCTGCTGAACCGTCAACGGCACGCGCTCATAACGCAGGTGCAAACAGAGGATCGGGCGACTGGTTGTTTTTCTCCGATATCGACCTGATGGTCGGCGAGGATATTTTCTTAAGAATAAACATGCTTATAGACAAGAAGCTCGTATGCTTTCCGGCGTGCCGAACCGCGATAAGGCTTCCCGAAGAATACACGGTCGAAAAGAACATAGGCAAGCATAACCGGTTCGGGTTCGATGTGCCCGGTCTTAAGGATATGCCGAAGTCCGTAGCGGCGACTAACGGTGGCGTAGGCGCAGGCATAATCATGTCGCGGATAGTCTATGATTTATCCGGCGGCTGGAACGATGAGCTCTTCGGCTGGGGCCATGAAGACGTGGAGTATTCGTTCAGGCTCGCGTATATTCTCGGACAGACTCCGGGCAAATATGAGGCGGCGACCAACCACACTGTCCACGTCTGGCACGAACCGGCCCCGAAAGGCAAGCAATCGAATCGGAACTGGGAAATAGTTCAGCGAACCAAACGCAACCCGAGAGATGTAATCGAGACGCTTCGGGCAATCAGAAGGGCTGAAAGGAGACCAAGCCGGTGATCAATAAAGAGACGTTGCAACGCGACCTTGAAAATATCGGCCTGAAGCGCGGGGATATTGTGCTGGCGCATATTTCAATGAAGGCAATAGGTTGGATAGAACTTGGAGAATATGCTTTAATACACGCCTTCCAAGACGTTATTGGAAAAGAAGGGACGCTGTGCCTTGCGGGACATTCCAGGTGTGGGCCGCCTTGGTTTAAAGAACCTGTAAAAATCTGGCACGGGTTCGAGACGCCCATATATGGTCGTACTCCACAGGCGATGCGATTGGTACCTGGCGTCTATCGTTCAATCCATCCCTGCGTTTCGATGCTTGCATGGGGCGCGGACGCGAAACGCCTAGTTGCCAACCATGATTATATCGGCACTCCCTGCGGTATCGGAACACCATGGTATAAGCTGGCAACCGAATATGGCGACCACGCGAAAATCCTTCGGATAGGATTTCACACGACAACGATGGTTGATGTGGCCATGGATACGGTCGCCCCTGAAAAAGGATTAACGCCTGCGTATGTAACGCGGGTATTCCTGGGCGCATCGGAGCCCTGCAATCCCGATTTGCAATATTGGATTGACCGTCCATTTCGATACTGCCTGCCCGCTCATATTCGAGACGCCAGATTCCATGGAATCAACCTGCCTAGACTATGGAAAATGCTTGAGCCGAATACCGTATCCGGCAAGGTCGGCAACTGCATGTCTTACATTACTAACGCCGGACAGACCTATCGAATATTGTCCGAAATGGCAAAGGAGACGAAATGATATCATTCGATTATCGCGGGCGGAAATACCATATTGAGCCGGTGTCCGACATCGATCACATCGGGCGCGTAATCGCCAAGCGTGGCGCGTTCTACGAGATTGAGATGCTGGAGGACATGGCCGCGAGCCTTAAGCCCGGTGCGGTTGTCTATGACATCGGAGCGAACTTCGGCAATCATACGATATATCTCGCCGGAATATGTAAGGCGTGGGTAAAGGCATTCGAGCCGTGTGCTCAATTGGTAATGGCGTTAATCAACAACCTCTATATCAACGGCTTATATGACTACGTGTGCGTATATCCGTTTGCGGTCGGCTCGGTCTGTGGTCGTGGAGATTCTCTGGTAATCTCAGATAAGAACATGGGGTTAAGCAAATTCGAGATAAGTGATCAGGGATACACGCGCATAATCACCATTGACTCGTTGGGCGAAAAGTCGGTTGACTGCATGAAAATAGACGTTGAGGGAATGGAGTTGGACGTGCTGAAGGGCGCAGAAAAAACTATACGCAAGCATAAGCCCCTGCTTTATGTGGAGATTATTGGGGATGAAGACCTGCGCGAAATAACGCAATATCTCAAGAGTCTGGGATACGAAAGAACCAAAAGATTTCTGGAGATAAGCACTCCGACCTATAAATTCGAGCGATAACCAAGCTGTCTCTGTTAATCAACGGTATATGTATCCTTCTAAAACGTGATTAACAGGGGGCTGATATCGAAGTCTTCAATCAGAACATGCTCACGTAATCGTTGATTTCACGCGAGATTTAAACGTAGAGTCGATGTAATCGAAATATAGGGGTAAAGTATCACATAGACTATTTCAATCGTTCTGTGCCAGTTAATCAAAAGACCATACATGCTATAGTCTATTGAGTAACAGACTGTTAATCAAGAATCTAGAAGGGGTATGTATGATTGATTAACTGGAGAGACGGGATAGAAGCGCGGAGTGCCTGTCCTTATCGAGAAAAGATTTGGACTGCTCCGCTATGATCCTGAAGATATTCGAGAGGTCTTGGATTCTGACGGGGCCGAAGTCTTTATTGTTAGACGCGAAGTCTTTCCTGGTGCTCACGTGGCGCGGAGTGCCCGACCAGCACATTATGTATCCGCTGACCGGATAAGCGTCGTAGTGCTTGTAAATCCCGTGGCTAGAGGCCGCGTTAAGCATCCGAAGGCACTGGCCGCTCTGAACGTTCTCGTAACCACCGAGCTCTAATGCGGACTTGCGACAGAACGAAACCGATCCCTCCATGATGTTTCTAGCAGGCGGACGAAGACTCGATCCGCTGAACCACATCGAAGCAACCGGCTTGACAAACTTGTGGCCCGACCGAAGATAACCCATCTGCTCCTCAAGGAACCACGGCAAATAAACGTCGTCATCGTCCCAATGGCTGACATACTCCGCGCTGGACATCTCCAAAAGGGCTTGCCTTTTTTCCCCAAGAGTGCCGTACCGTTCCTTCACGTTTACAACCGTTACACGCGGATGAACAAATTCTATCGGGACAGGCGCATCATTAAGAACTATCAGACGCGACTTATAAAAGGTCTGACGAAGGAAACCCGCTATCGAGCGTCCGAGTAACGTTGTCCTTCCGTATGTCGGACACAGGCACTCTATCATTCTGGCATCCCCTTAAAATAGTCGGCATAACCACGCCAAGCACCATCATCACTATAGGCCAGACAAACACCAGAACCATCGTCCGCCAAGCCGCAACCCTTATCTCCATGAGGGTTTTGTTCATGTCGTCTATGTAAGCGCATGGCCTATTCTTGCCGGACATGGTTGCGTTATGCTCCGATTGAAGAGCAGATACCCGTACCTCCAGTTCGGATGTTCGCTTATCAGACGCGCTTATCCTCTCGTGCATTACTGCGCGGTCAACGTCCAAACTATGACCAAGCTCAATGAACACCTCCCTCATCGCGTGCGGAACTCGTTCCGATTCGGGCGCATTGTCCATGATAACGCGCATTCTGTTCGCGGTCGAATAGTGTCGCTCTGCCTCACTCACCATTACGCTCCTAACTTGGACTCTTCCTTGATGACGTCTGGCACAACCATATACTTGTCTATCTCGATGTCCACAACTATATTATATGCTGTTGCGCCCGATTCATCAAACGACTTGCGATCCCTCACGAAAGCTATGTCATAGTGGCTTGAAGGCTTGGAGACCTTATTGCCGAACTTGCCCCAGTGAAATATCCTGTATGGAGTCTCCTCGCAGTATTCGACGATTTCAGCCCTGTAATAAAGAGCGGCCAGAGTCTCGCCCGCCCTTCCAACAAAAGCTCTTTGATAGTTTCGGTCGATCAAGTCCACGCCGCGCCTATCCCTTGTAATCGGAGCGCGAACCCCGAATAGCCGATTGAACATATTGCGTTCATCCTGAACAGACCAAGGCTTATACGCTCCATTATTGACCTTTAGGTCTTTATATTGATTCGTTATGAACGGAGCGAATCTGGCGTTATAAGTGTCCGGATAGAGAATAGACGAAAGAGACCAGGCCGCATTTGCAAACTTGTCTCGAGCCGCAGTCGCTACCGGGTTAGTGCTCCGATACAAGTGCCTGAACAGACTGCCATCCATATAAGTAAATATCGGGATATTGAGCAAGTAAGCCTTGATCGCTATCGCCTGCTCGGAGAACCCCCATCTTCCCATGATGTCGTCCCATAGATTGCCGGTAACCGCAGACAGGTCTTTTATGACCTCTTTGCTCATGAAGTAGTTCGCGCCCATCATGCAGGGTACTCTCCTCATGTTATCCCTATGGAGAGTATATTCGGTAAAGTACTTGGGCATTATCCATTTCGGCTCTATTACATCCCTCTGGTTCCAGTAGATATCACAGCCGCATCCTATCGTCCCGCCCTTCATGCCTGCGCTTGGCGGGTTGACTATCCCGTAGTTCCGGCTGGCTCTGTCGCAAGCCATCGCTATCGCGCCCGGATCAAATCTCATGTGCGCGTCAAAGAACCCGACTACGTTTCGTTCGGCATAGTTAAGCCCGTCGTTTCTGGAACGACCAACCCCCCAAGGCTCCGAATGCCTAACAAGCACTACATCGGCGTCTGCCTTAAGCGGAATATCAGAACCATCGTCAATAAGGACAATCTGGCTACCAGGCGCAGTCTCCCTTATGCTGGCGACGGTCTCATTGACTTCGTTCTGATCCTCGTTCCAAGCGGTTATTATCGCTGTGAACATCCGCACCCTTTCTCCTGTTTAGAGAACACTCTGTTGACCTTCCTTCTCGCTTCGACCGGCGACATCCCCTTTTGCTCGATGAGCATTTTCTCAACTTGCTTCCTCATCAAGCTCTTGCGGTCGGCTTCCTCCAGAAGTTCTATCAGCTTCATGTGATCGGCTCCTCCGTGTCCTCTTCGAGAATAAAAATCTCTTTATCTTCGGTGGACGGTTCTTCGACTATTTCTTTGGCGGGAATATCGGTTGTCGTTGATATGGGCTGAGAGATTGGTGTTTCTTCCAAATCTAATGGCTCCTGTGTTTCTCTCTGCAAGTCTAACCCGACAGCGGTGGCAATGTCAATAGCTCTTTCAAGAGTCAACGCACCGGTGCTTACGGCTTCCACGAGAGCCTTTTCACATTTCTCGATACCCGTTCGAGAAACCAGCTTGAAAGCAAGTTCGGCCACATCCTTTTTGTGAGCTATTTCAGGACGATCTCCGACCTTTATCTTCACCTCCAAAGCTCTGTTAATCAATAGCTCTATGTTCTCGAAGCCCGATTGATAACAGGCGTCGCATATTCTCCCGTCCATTGAGATAGGCCAGCCACAGACGGTTGACGCATTCTCGCAAGTTATCATCTCGATTCGTTCGCCAGACTGAAGGACACGATCCCCTCTATATGTTCTGGATTTGCAATCGTTCAATTCGCGCTCCTTTGTTCCGGATTATCTTGGTTTCTTGTCCCCGCATTTCCCGCATCTTTTTATTGAGACTTCTTCCTGTTTGAATCTGGCTTCGTCCGGATCAGGCTTTAGTTGACTCGCCTTGAATCGAATCGCCGCCATCCTTAATCGTTCCCGAATCTTCATCATCGATCTCCACTCCTGCCTTCTCAAGAATGCCCACAGCCTGTTCTTCTGTCAATTTGCCAGTAGCCACAGCATCGATAACATGGAACACCAGTATCTCCTCGCCAGCATATTCCTTGGCGATCAACGCCATTTCATCCACATTCTTCTTGTCGTGAACAGCCAAGAGGGGTCTCTTAACGTAACCAAGAGCAGTCACACCCTTGAATATGCGCATCTTTTCAGGCACGTTCTTGCCGTCGCACCCTTCGCATAAACGCGGATTATTCAAACCGCACCGTTTCCCGTCCGTCAATTTCAACAGAATAGGACACTTGCGAAAAGGGGCTTCGTAATCTGCACCCTTTACCATCTCCTCTTCAGCGTTTAATGGACACTTCCACATGGGTTTCTCCTTATGCGAACATATCACCGGGGGCTGTAACACAATAAGGATTATAGCAATTTCCCGACGAATCACAATCCCCGTAGCAACAAACAGCGTCATCGCAGTCGGTTATGGCATAATTAAGCGAATATCGGACAGCGTAATCTTCAAAGGGTGGCCAGCCAGACGCGCCGCAATCATACATATTCCCCGGGTTGACATAGCATTCATTCAAATTTGGATATTCATTACAGTCCGTAAATTCAATCTGACCGCCTGAAACACTGCAACATCCCTTCATTACCCAATCCGATTCCCCGCTACAAGCTCCATTTGTCCAGAATTCCGCCTGAACGCAGTAATTGCCAGTTGCGCCAGGTTCTTCCGTCGTAGTGGTTGTAGTCGTCGGAGCCAGTGTCGTCGTAATCGTTGGCGCAAGCGTAGTAGTTGTTGTTGGCGCAGAGGTTGTTGTGGTAGTCGGACATCCGCCTGCGCTTACTTTCGCATTTGGTGTGAGTCCGGTTACTATCGGCCAGCCTGCTCCAGCAGAAATCGGCGGGGTTGGCGAACTGGATATAACGGAATAGAGAGCGTCTTCAGGTTCTTCAAAAGTCGAAAGCCCTATATTCCACCTTCTTATCCCGTCATGCAGACTTCGATACATGTAAACCTTAAATGCGCCCGTGTCCATGCTAAAGAACCATACATCATCACTGAAGGACTCCAGCCCGTATTCTCCGTTGACGTAGGTGGTGCCTGCGCCCGATATGCAATATACCTGCACGAACGGTGGCGATGTGGTCGTTGATGTCGGCGGCAGATAAGGCGCAAGCGTAGTAGTCGATCCCTGGCTCGGAGTAGTGGTCGTCGGCCCTTCGGTTGTCGAAGTGGTCGGCGGCTCAAGCGTAGTCGGCGGTGTTCCGATATCGGTTATAACGTGCATGACCGGGTATATCTTCCCGTTCTGCTCATATTGTTCTGGATAGATATAGGAGATTACTCTACCTGAAGGTATTGTAAGATACGGAGTTCTTGAGCTCGCATTGTCGATGCGATACAAAGATCCTCTGACCGCAATCGCATATAGCTCCTGTATCGCTTCGGCGCATGTTCTCCGCAGAGTTTCGATCTGGCCGATCTTGTCGAACGCCGCGATTACCCTTGTCGAAGCGTCTGGCCCCGTAATATAGTAATCGTAGCCGAGATGCCTTAAGGCGTCGCCATACGGAAGTGAAGCGTTCATGTTCCCGTCAAGGCTCTGGTGATAAGGCCACCATAAGTCCGGGTCTTTCGAGAAATGAGCGTTGCGCGGCGAACAATAGAGGGTTCCGGGTTTTGGTCCGTATCGCGCCCGGATGTTGAAATCGTCAGGTGATAATCCGTTTGAATGATCGACGGTGAACAACTCCACTATCCCGTCTATCGCCGCGTATCCTATCCCGAGATTCGGGATCGCTTCGCCAATCGTCGATGAGTCGGTTACGTTCCCTACGACTACACCAAACATATCGTCAACGCTCGCGGATTCATACGCTTCATACTTGATGACCGGCCTCAGTGCGGTCGATGGACTTGCGCCTCTTATCGACTGGATAATCCCGCCATTGACCAGCTTGACGGTCTGACCCGGATATATGCTTACTCCAGTCCTGTTCTCGATGACCACATAGCTTTCGGGCAACGGAGCACGCGATTGGGTTACGATAACCAGCGCGAGTCTTGGCCCGTCTTCGGTGCCATAGTCTTCGTGTTCAGCCCAATCGGTATCCGCCAGAAGCCCCACGTTAAGCTCGCATACGACCTTGAGCGACCCATACGGAGACCATGAAGCATATATCTGGTCGAAAGTATAATCCAGCGTATCGCCCGTAACAAGGTCTTTATGGTTCTCCGTTATGGATGTGGTAGAGGTCAGGTGTGATTGAGCATATCCCCATCTGTTATATGGAACCGTGCTCCCCATGAACACAACCATCGCCATCCCGGACACTACGAGCTTCGAGTAGCCGCCGCCCCAGTCAGCAGTATTGTATCCACCATCGCCCGACACAACAGCTATCGGCATAATCGAATGAATCGCATTAAGCGTCGATGCCCCGTTAGGGGTTCTGGCGATAAAGTCCATAAGGCCGGGGACGTGGAAATTTGTAGCGCAGTCTATCCCGGGCGAAACAGGAGAATAATGCTTTTGATGCCATGCGCCGTCGCTTCCCGGCCAGCCGAGAGTTACGACCGAATAGGGCGGATAGTGATAGATGGGGTCTCCACCATTATAAGATATGCCTAGCGGCTTCCCGACGACCTCGATAGGGTTAAAGGCCGGCAACGGCAATCCGAGCTCCGCAGACTGCGCGAAAATGCTTCCTATGCGTTTGAGCATTTCGCTGTTGCTTAACAGGGACAGAAGCGAGTTGTGTGTGCCTATCAGTTCGTTCTGGACTGACGCCCTTATCGGATCGCCTGGCTTAACGCTGTCAAGTTTTTTCAATGGGTTATTACCTGTTTATGACCACGTGAAATTAAACGCGCCTTGGAACGCAACCCCGGTCCTCACTCTGCTCGACCAGATATATCTTACCTCTCCATCGACTATGTGGTAGAGCGGCACGGTTGCAGTCCAATCTCTCTTCGCTTCGCCTGTTTGACCGGTCAGATATGTCGCGTAGTCGGTTTCGATACCGGTAAACGGATCTCTGAAATAGACATTTGCAGGGATTGTCCGTTTGCCTGGAATCTCTATTGTCGGAGACCACCGATGGTATCGCCAGCCATCAGATCTATAAGCGAAATTGAACGTGGCGACCCAATAGTTTGGATAGCTTGGGTTAGTGCTCCTCACCATATTGCAGGACATGAATAACAGGGTAGTTGCCGCGAAATTGAAAGGCTGTCTTGATGTGGTTGTCGCCGGATAAACGTCCGTATTATACACCAGACCGGCGTTCGCAACCCAAGGATCATAGTAGGTTGTCAATACGCTGAACGACCAGTTCACCTGCGGAACGGTGATAGCCGCACCTTCGCCATGAAGCCCGATTGTATTCCCGTCAAGATCGACAAATATGGTATCTTCGATGGCGTTTCCGTCTATCGTATTGTTGTAGGGAACGCCCGGAGTTTCGCGCGCGGACATCTCGGCTGTGTCGGCCATTCCGTAGTTTACCGTAACCTCGCAGAAGTCCGGCCCCTTCCTGACCGAACTCTTATTAAGCACGACAAGAGTTTTTCTCATATAGGGGAAATATTGGGACGAACGCTCCGCAGGGATATCGGGAGAAAACGCGGCCAGCTCCGGCCCATAAGAACAGTTAAGCACGTCTCCCTGGACATTGAATACCCGAGTAACCGAATCGTTTGTGGTGTCGTAGGTGAAATAAGCTTCGCATACGGTCAATGGCGGATACGTTGTTGTCGAGGTTGAAGAGGATGTTGTCGTGGTCATTTATTTAGTTCCCGGCGTAGGTCGCCGAGCCTCCGGTATTCCTTGCCATTTGAGCGGTGTGGTTGCTGATGTCCTCGGTGTTCTTCCTGGTAGCTTCCGATTCCTTTTGCATGTCTCTCAATATCTTATTGGTTATCTGCGTATCAGTCTCCATTTTAAACACTGGAGCGAACGCTTGTCTAGTCATGCCCCTCTGCATCAGGGCAATCTGGCTTCTGGTTATTTCGGCAGAATTGATTATGGCCTTCTGTTCTTCTGCGGCCTTGAACCTCGCAAGTCTGATAAGTTCTTCTACCGCTTCTCGTTCCTTCCACTTCAACCCTATTATTTCCCTCAAACGCTCCACTTCTTCCGTATCGCCGAGCTTCTGCGCCACAAAAGACGAACCCCTCAATTTGCGTATCTCTTCCTCGATCCCTAGCTTTCTTTGCTTGAGCGATATGCTTTCCTTCTCGTATTCAAGCAGTTCGATTTCCCTTTTATTATCAGCAAGTCCAAGATCGCTTGCTCGCTGGAGCAAAGCTATCCGAGCGTCAATGACCGATGTCCTTGCGTCCGAAACCTCGTTCGCTCTCTTATATATGTCCTCTATGTCCTGGTGCGCTTTCCGGAGCTCGTTCGCCAGGTCTCTTTCCTTCGCCATTTGGGATATTTTATCTTTATAGTTCTTAAGCATATTGGCATGGATCATCAGGGAATATCCGTTCTGCCTGTTAAGCTCAAGCATTTTCTTGATCTCTTCCTGCTTGAGCACATTTCTTTCAGTTTCCGCAACCTGAAGATCATACTCCATTTTCTTTCGTTCACCAAGGAGTTCCAGCCTCTTGTTCTCGAAAGATTCTTCGATTTTCATTATATCTCTGGCGGTCTGCTCCCGATCCGAAATCTCCAGCCCGGCCATCTTAAGAACTTCAAGATACCTGCTTTCGATCTCAAGACGGGTGTTTGACTGTGCGGCAGAATAATCATAGTCTCGCTTAAGCTGGTTGATCCACGCAAGCTGAAGAGCTATCTGATCGGAGTTCTGCCTGATATATTTAGCTCTGGCTTCCTCAAGCAGATATATGGCGTGAACTTCTTTCTTGGTAGACTCAAGGACATGCCTGTCAGCCATGATTGTCGCAGTCTGCTTTCTGGATTTCTCCAGCCTTATCTCCGACTCTCGAACCACAGCTTTTTCTATATCCAGAACACCGGTTCCCTCTTTTATGTTGTCGCTATAAGCCTCATTGATCTTTTCGAGGATATCAAGTTTCTTCGCTATCGCGTTGACATCCGCTTCCATTATCCTGCCGCCTTCCAAAAGCTTTGCAATCGCTTGATCATACCCCTTTATTATCTCTCCGTTTATCTCTTTTTCACCGAACAGAATCTCCATAATGATTTTTCTGGCGAGAATTATTTCTGCTTCAGCGGCAATACGTTCCTTATCGAACTTCGTCCTTTTTTCCTCAAGTCTAATGATTTCACTGGTGAATTTTACTTCATCGCTACCTGCGGCCGCTTGTATCTCTCTTACATTCGGGCCTGACCTTCTGGCCTTTTGAGCTTTTTCCAAGTTCTGTTTTGCTTTGGCTATTTGCGCGTCAATATCTCTTATATCGGTCTCCGCTTCATAAGCTCTTGCTCTGGCGGCGCGAGTAAGCTCCTCGTTGGCTTTCTTTTCAGCTTCAAGAGATCGCTTATAGGCTTCTTCCGCGAATATTTTGGAGTCGGCAAGATTCACTTGGGCTGCCATCTCGTTCGTCATCAGCTTAAGGACTTCGAGCTGTTTCTCTCTTATCTTGGATTCCGGAGATTCGCCACCCTCTATCATGTCCAGAAGCTCGCGCGCGGCGGTCTGGACGGGAGTAATCTCCGTATCGAGCTTTGTCCTGATCTTCACCGTGTCTTTTTCAGCGTCCCGTTTCGCATTGAATATAGCTCTCGCTATCTGCTTGCGGAATATTATCGCTATGACAGCGGCAACCGCTACAAATACCACGATCAGATGAGCCGCGATAAACGCTCCAATCGCCTTAAATGCGGCAGTCAATGCGCTTATAATAGAACTGACAACCGAATTAGCGATAATCTTGCCCCATAGCTTCGCAATCCCTTTGACAAGCGGAGCAGACGCTTCTCTGACCTTCGTAGTTATGAGCTTTGAGACGCCGCCAACCTCGACATTGGGATCGAAAAACGCTTTCCAGAACGACCACGCTTGCGTTACGGCCTTCGTAGCCAATATAACCTTTAGCATTTGGTTTAAAGCGGACGTTACCAGAGTAATGCCTAAAAGCATGGCGGCTGTGGTTACTATCGTTGTCCCGTGCCATGTGTTCATCCACGCAACAACGCTCTTAAGATTCTTGACTATGACGATAAGTGTTCCAGTAACAAGTTTCAAGAACGGCATCGAGCCTTCGCCAAACAGGAATATAAGCTCCTTGAAAGACGAAGTAAGTACCTTTACCCTTTGGGTCAGCGAACCATGAACCCTCTGGTATGCTTCCATTGTCGCGCCGGACGCGTTCATCATCGAAGTGTGAATCTCTTCGACTTTGGCGAGCCTCATCCTTAATGCGGTCAACGCCCTCAACCCGCGTATCTGCGGGAACATGACCGCCAACTGGTCTGTGGACGCGCTCGATAGCTGTTTAAGGGTCTTGATAACCCCCTGCTCCTTGAGAGTTATCGCATCGAGCCTTACTCCGAACTCTTCAAAGGCCATCGCTTGCGCTTCGGTTGTCGGACGCAAGAAGTCCCTGATAATCGCGCCTAATGAAGTAGTTGCTATTGAGGTCTGGAGTCCTGCGCCGGTTACAGCCGCATACATCGTCGCCAGTTCTTCAAGACTTATCCCGGCCTGCGCCGCAGAAGAAGCGATTCGCCCGAACTCCTTGGAGAGTTCGTGCATGGTGGTTTTACCTTTTCGGACAGTCATGAAGAGAACGTCGGAGATATGGGCTGCTTCGGTTGCGGACATCCCGTAAGAGTTGATTGTGGTGGTGAGCACGTTCGCCGCGTCTTCGACCGATATGAAACCAGCCGCCGCCAGTTTAGCAGACTCCTCTAGAACCGTATTGGCGTGCGCGACCGGAATCTGCGCCGAAAGGATATGGTATAAGGCTTTTGATACATCTTCGGCTGACTGCCCGTATTGGATGGCCAGTTGTCTGACTTTCGTTTCCATGCCATCAAGCAACGGTAGATGTTGCTTATCAAGCATGGTTCCGGCCTCTATTATGGTTGACTGGAATTTCCGATAGGCTGTGCCAGCCAACACCATAGTGCTTATAAGAACGGTGAGGATGGCGATTCCGGCCTTGAATCCGAAGAACGCCGCGCCTATGTTCAGAGCGTCAGTAACATACTTATCCATCAGCTTGTTGCTTTTATCAAGCTCTACGTTCATGTCTCCGAGATTCTTTTCAGCGTCAAGCAACGCGGACTTGTTCTTATCAAACTTTTCTTCGGCCAGTCCAAGGGCTTTATTCTGCTTTAAGAGCCTTTTCTCATACATCTCGATATGCGGGAAATTCTTCTGATAAGACTTGCTTAACAAGAGAAATTTCTTATTGTATTGTTCCGCAGTTATTGAACCGGACGTGAATGCTTTCTTAAGCCCTTCCATCTTCGCGCTTAATTGAGCGACTTGGGTTTTCTTTTTCTCGTAAAGCCATGAATTGCGAGCTAGTGATGTCGCATTCTTTTCGACCGCCGCCTGACTCAACTGCATAGCTTGAGTATATACCCCGACACCAGCTTCCGCTTTCCTTATGGATTTCTCGAGCTTGGGGATCGTTTCACCAAGCTTCTCGAATGAAGCGATATTCTTTCCGACCTCTTCAGCGATTTTCTCCTGGAACCCGCCCCATATTCGACCGACCAGCCCCAATCCGGTTCGATACGCGACAATGCTCTTCATAAACTCCGGCGAGATATTCGCGCCAAGCGAGAATATCGCCATGCCTATGTTCTTCTGTTCCATATAATCGCTCCTAGAGGTTTCTTGCCAAAGCCGCAGTATGCGCAAGTTTGCCTTTACTTATAGGCTGTTTACCGGACGCCCGCTTTACGGCCTCTTCCTGTATCTTCGCCTCTTCAGCCATCGCTTTAGCAAGATAAATGGCCTGCCGTTGAGAAAGGTTAGACGCCTCCTCAAGCGACAGGCCATAATACTTTATCAGCGGCCCGACGATCATCGCTATTTCCATGTCAGACTTGTACGACTTTACGTAGGGCGTTCCGACGTTTCTCCCGGTAGTTTGGGCTTATCGTCTTTTTCGTCCTCTGTTTCGACGCTGGATATAGCCGTGATTGCCGTAGAGACCCGTTCGAGATCGGACAACGGGAAATCAATGTCGTCAAGCTGAAGCTGCGGATGCTTATGGCGAAGCGAAAGCCAGACGAACAGTCGCATCCCGGACGCAGACCCGAAATACTTTTCCTGTTCAGCCTGGTTATCCAGTTCGCCATAGAGCTTGGTTATGGTTTCAGAGATCACGGAAGGCGGGAGATTGGCGTTCCTGCTCGACCTCATGAACGATTCGACCTTCTTGGTTATCGGATACTCTTTGAGCATCTCGAAGTCCTTGAGAGTCAGTTCGGACGCTTCGTATTCCTTGCCGTTGATCTCAATCTTAACGCTCCGTTTTTGAATCACTTAAGTTCTCCTTATGGTGCGGCTGTGGTCGTAGTGCTCGGGTTGATGTTGCCTACTTGCAACGCGCCCGTCCCCTGATAGTCATAGGTGAGGGTTGCGATTCCGTCGATATCGACTCCGGGATGCACTCCGGTTATGACAACCGAGCCTTTGTATCCCATGAAAGTCGATTTCTTGACATAGAATCGTCCGGCGATTGCGGTTGTCGGGATAAGCGCGGACGAAGGCACGTCGCTCGCATAGCACTCGAACGAACCGCTAAACCCCTTTAGACCGGGTATATACGAACGCCAGCCAACATCGTCGCCTGTCCAGCACCAGCTTGTGTCTTCCAGCGCGTCAATATTGATATCCATCGACCAGCTATGAGCGCAAACTGAAAGAGAGCCAACCGTCAGGTCAGCGTCTTGTCCTGCTACTGTCGCCATTTCTAATCTCCTTGCGCGTTATTGCGCGTCCAGATACTAACAAAATTGTAACCAATCTCATCCTGCCATGTCAACAATTACAAAACAGTTGTCGTAGTAGTCGGAGCTTCGGTTGTGGTGGTCGTCGGGTACTCTTCAAGAGGATCGTATATCTTGAATGTGCCCTGGAAGTCAACGCTTACTGTCTGCATCCCGTCTATCGGAGCCGCAGGATGCGCGCCGGTCATATAGGCGTATCCCTTAAAGACGTGCCCGGTAGTGCCAGTAAGCTGAAGATATCCAATCGCATCGACCGCATCAGCCATTATGGTGTCGTCCGCATAGCACTCGAACGAGCCAGAGAACGATTTAAGGCCGCTCTGATAGGTTCGCCATGAGGGATCGGTGTTATCCCAGTTCGTATTCTCCAAAGCCTCTATGGTTACGTCCATAGACCACCCGTGCGCATATTTAGTGTATTGTCCGCCGTTCCATTCGACCTTCCCGTATATTCCGTTGAACGAAGCCATCTCTCAATTCTCCTTAAGTATAAACCTGGGCGGTCCGGAAAACAGGAGCCAAACCGCACCGCCCAGGCCGGGGGATGAGCAATATTCATCCATATTAGACTTCTTCTATTGTACTCGAGAACGTTATGGAAATAAACCACCATTGTTCATTATCTCGGTCAAGCGGTTCAACTGCGGTCAAAATGAACTTTGTGAGATTGTGCCCGGACACTTCTATATCGGGCTTGTGGTATAGTTCCTTTATGATCTTGGACAGTTCGTATATCTCTCTGGTCGAAGGACTCTTGGAATATATCGTTATAATAACGTCTATGTTGGCGAATTTCTTATCGCCAAACGCATAGAACCGTTCTTCTCTTCCGGGCGAGATTACCAGGCAAGGCGAAATCGCTTCGGCTGGAGCCTCGTATAGATGCGCTCCGCCTTTGACCTTGCTTTTCAGTTCGGACAGTGTGTTGTAGTAATCTGCGACCGCAATAAGAAGCTCTTCAGTCATTCGTCATCCCCTTACTTAAACACTTGGATCTTGTATCTGAAATCAGGCACAAGGTGTTGACGCCCTAGACTTATGCCAACCTCGCCTCTCCCGCCGAATCGCCCGCCTGCACTACGGTTAATCTCTTTCCTCAAATAGTCTGTTATAACCCCGTCCAATCCATCTGATATCTTCGGCGCGATTTTCATCATGTATTCGGAGGTCGGCTTCATATACGGCCTGGGCGGAACCTTCTCGAGAGTGCCAGACCACAAAGACCTTCTGGAATACTTCTTCGACTTCACCTTGAACCCGGCCCGAGTAGTTTTCTCCTCTTCATAAAGGATCGTCTTTCTGCCGGGTTTCGCCCTATCGCCCAATCCTTTGCTCGGAACTTTCCAGCCAGTCTCGAGAAACAGCCCGTATGGTCTTCCTTTCTTCTTGACGGTCGATGTGATCGAAAGCGTTATTGTTCTGCCGCCAGCCGAAGTCCTGACGCTCTTTTTTATCCCAGCCTGAAGTTTTCCGGATCTTCTTTTGGGCGGATCGGGTGGCTCAGAGCCCTCTCCGTCATACGCAACATTAACAAGAGCCTTCGCATATAGAACCGCCTGATCGCCAAGCGCATTGATGTTTACGTGGATATTATCGGTGACTGATTTCTGGACCCCTTTAGCCAGAGACCTTGCCGACTTCTTGAATATATCCTGTTTCCCCATCAGTTCGGCTCATCTTCGAAGGCCAGTATGATCATCCATTTGCCATAATTCCAGAACCGTCCGATTCTGGTGGTATGCCCATCTATGATTACGCGATCTCTAGTCTGGATCGATATCACGCCGCAGAATATCCGATAGTCATAGTCAACGTTTTCCCTGGAGCCTTCGATATTGGATTCGACCGAGCCGAGGTCAACCCTGCATGGGACATCCTTGAGCACGGTTTTCCATTCGTGGGTATTGGAAAGATACTGGTCTTTCGTAACAACCCTGCGTTGCACGGTCATAATCTTATCGAAGAGATTTCTCATTAGAGATATCTCCGGTATAGTTCCAGTTTCTCGAACAGTTCAGGTCCCATTGATTCCTTGGCAAGCGAATAATAATAGGTTCCCATTCGTTCGGTCATTACACGCGGGTCTCTGCCAGCGGACATATAGAAGTGAGATGCGACATCCAGAATAACGTTCTTGATATCGACTGGCAACGTCTCGTATCCGGACGTATATGTTACGGTTATCTTGGTAGCCGCCAGCTCCCCATAGAACTCTATGACCCCGTTATTCAGGTCTATTTCATAGTCGCTTTCGGACATTACGGACGCGCCGGTCGAAGAGGTTCCAATCGTTATTGAGTCAAGTTCCGTAACCGGGTAATACTTCAAGACGAGTTTTTGACCGTCGAAGAACAGCCTGCTTTCGGTATGCTCTTGAACGTCGAGCTTTCTCCAGCAATAGCTCTCAAAGAAACTTTTAGCTCTGGAGACCAAAAGCTCGAGCCAATCAAGGTCATAGACAAAGAGGGTAGCCCGATTAGAGAAGAGCCCTGCGTCGGTTTCGTCTATTGGTTCCGAGTATGCCGGGTTCGCAGTCCCATCGACCACGGAGACCGACCACCCGTTACCCAGTGCTCTTATTGCGGTTGCGAGATCATTGACCGTAAGATAATCGGAAAGAGTAATCTGGTGAATCACAATTAACTCTCCGTAGTTGTCGTGGTTGGTTCGCCATCGTTAAGCTCAAGGATATTTTCGCCATTATCGTCCGGCATGACGGACAGTATAGCATGTTGATATGTTCTATTCCAGATTCGGCACCCGACTCTCTTGACCTCATCAAAGTCTATTCTCATGTGTCTCAAGAGATCGTTTCCGGTGATAGATGGAGCTTCGGTTGTCGTCGTCGTAGTCAATCGTCATCCCCTTAAAGTGAAGCACCCGGCCGGCCTATGGAAACCGGCCGGGCGATCACTATCAATAAGAGCTTACGTTCCGCCAGTGGTCGTGGTAGTCGGCGCGGCTGTAGTCGTAGTAGTCGTAGCTCCAGCCGTAGTCGTGGTCGTCGGAGCCGCCGTGGTGGTCGTAGTAGGCGCAACCGTAGTGGTTGTGGTCGTTACCACCAGAAGCTCTTCGACCTGGGTTACAGGCGCGACCTTCTGTTTTCCACCGACGAGCAGTCCGCACACGACCTCGCTGGCTCCGGACGTATGCCTCAGCCTCATGCCGATATATTCGTATCCGGCGTCGACTGTATCGCAAAGAACGTTCTTGGCGATAACTGCGTCGATATCGGACGCACCGGCAGTATAGGTTGTTGCAGTTCCCAAGACCTTTTTCCCGTTCCCATACGCGTCAGTCGCCTGAAGCAGTTGGATAGAGAAGGTCGTGGCCGTAGTAAGTCCCGCTATGATCCCGATGCCGACCGCCTCGATGAAATCTTTAGCCGGAATGAACTGGCTATCGAGATTCGTCGCGGTGGCAAGCGATTGCGGAGCGATAGCGAGCCGAAGCGCATTATCCTCTGTAAGAAGCGAAAGTGCCATATCCAAATCTCCTAAATATTAGAACGAAAGTTTACGCCATCGCATTGGTGATGTTGCAGAACGCGGAAGGCTGTCTGACTATGAAATCGATATAGTTGACTGCCTTGAACCAGATCTGGTTCTTCTCGAACGCATCTCCGGCTTCCTTGGAAGCGGACACCGCGATCCTCTTGCCTTCACAGAGCGCAAGTTCTCCGAAGTCTCCGAGCAGAATATTGGTACGAGCAATCTGCTTGGAGGTCACGGCGGGCAGTCCGAGAAGTCTTGAGGGCTCTCCGGCCTGAATGCTTTCCTGCCAGATATACCGACCGTCAAGGTCTTTCAGCTTACGCAGTACGGCCTTGGTGAGCGGGTTGACGATCCAGCCGGTATAGCTTGCGTTCGCGTCCTCGATGGCGGCCATCGCATCGATCAGGGTATCGAACGACAGAGCGAGCGCAGCGTTCTGTGTCAGGATTCCGGCCGTATTGAGTATCCCGGTCGGTTGCGCGCCACCCGTACCGCTAATGGCCGCAGCGTCTTCTGCCAGCGCAAGCTGTTCGACGATATCCTTCTTGACGATAGCGTCTGCGGCGGGATCCGAAGCGATTATAAGACGTTCGGACACCTTTACAAGAGCCGCGACTCCGCGCAAAGATACCGTCTTCTGACCAAGGGCCAGATCGCTTGGGGTTATGGCCGCATTGTCAGCTATCCAGTATGCGGTCGAAGCCTGCGTCTTGGATGGGATTTCCGCACTGAAGGCGTTGCCCATCGGCACTTTCATCGGATTAAGCTGGCGGATCGCCGCTTTATTCTTCAGAAGCTCGATGAGTTCGGTCATGATTTTGGTGGGCACTATGTACCCGCCGACCTCGCCGGTGGTTATTCCCATTGCGCGCGCGGCCTCGAACTCCTGCTTCTCGTTCTCGGCGTTATCCCATGCGCCAAACGCCACTCCACGCAGGTACTTCGCTATGGAGAGTTCGCCTGTTTCTGCGCTTCGGCGTCCGTCGTCTCCGAACGACTGCCGCTGTCCCTTCTGCTGTGACCGGACAGCTTCGGTCACTTTTTCGATAATCTCTTTCCGTATCTTCATGTTTACAAATCTCCTGGAATAATACGCTCTGGCTATTTATTTCCGAGCGCGTCAGCAATTTCAGACAGTCCACTTTCCAGTTCAGCGTTCATTTCCTCTTTGATCTTGGGCATGATGCGTTCCTGGATTTTCGCAATCAGCTTTTCCACGAAGTCCTTGTCGTCAAGCATCCTGACGCCGATGTCAGAAGATTTCTGCTCGTTGGACGGGACTTCGGGCTCGCCTATCAGCGCGGCAAGCGCGCCGACTGCGGCGATAACTTCGTTAGGCAGGTCGTCTTTCCAGCTTTTGAAAACTTCGATGATGGTCTTGATTTGCTCGGCAGCCTCTTTGGATATGCTTATTTCGCCCGCCTCTTCGGACGGTTCTTCGCCCTCTGCCGGTTCTTCTTCGGCTCTTACGGCCTTAACGAACGATTCATACTTCTCTTTTCCCATCCATTCTTCGGCCAGCTTCTTGAGTTCGTCAAACATTGGTTCGCTCCTGATGACATAGAAATGTATTCGTGTCGCGGGATTCTTTACAAGCGCAATCGCTCTTGGTTTAAGCATTTTGATACGTTTAGCCATCTCTCGATATTCCTTTCGATCAGTAGCCGTCAGGTCTTAACCGATTAGTTTTCGACCTGTATGAGACCCTCCCAAGAGAATCCTCGCAACTGTCCCGATTTAACCATATCCCATATATCGTTGTCAAGTATTCTAGCGGTAATCCACCAATCTCCCTTTCTTACAGGCTGTCCGCCCTTGACGGTATCGCTTTCGGCCTGGAAACATTCGACAATCTTCATATCGGCCTTTTTCGCTTTCTCATGCTCTATATTTGTATATTGCCCATTCTCCATAAAATAATACATAGCTTCTCTGATAACTTCGGCTCTTGCGTATGTGCCGTATGAATCGGCCTTATCCGCCGGATAGACTATGCCGCCGATAAGCCCTTCTTCTTCAGCCGCCCTGATTACAACCGTGCCATGGACGTGTTGCTCTTCTCTCTTACCGGCGTGTTCCCAGACATCCTTATCCTTATCATAGTTAAGGATGAATATCTCTTTTCGAGCCACGCCTTTCTGATGACCTTTCTGCCCGAACTTCCGCACCGGCACCGACTCAATCTTGAAGTCCTTGAAGTATTCGCGGTTCTTCGGAGTATCATTTATGGTGAGCATCCACTTGCCTTTGGCGTTCCTCAAGACTCTTCGCACATCGACTATCGGAACATATCCGATCTTGAGCTTATCATTGAAGTCTTCGCTATAAGGCGGATCGACGAAGAAGAATGTATCGGGCGAATCGTATTTCTGGATAACTGATTTCCAATCTTCGTTATGGAGCTTGACGCCCTTTAGTCTCTCCTTAAACTTATCGAGCCTTGAAATCCCCATCCACTTACTTGCCTTCTCGCGGTACCCGCCTGTATGACTGAACGACATCCACGACAGATGTTTCCACGCCCAGAACCGTTCAACCGGATCTTTCGCCTTATAGGTCTTGAGTTTGCGCCACAGCTCTTTGGACATGTTCCAGTTGAATCTCTTTAGTCTTTTGGCCTGTTCAGGTGTTATGTCCCTCAACACCTTATAAGCATTATAGATTTCGGTATAGAGATCGTTGAGCACTTCGGTTTCTGACCGTTCCTTGGCCCAGAACACCGCCGCTCCGCCAGCGAACGGTTCAACATAGGTCTTGTGATCCGGTATCCACGAGACGATGAGCTTGGCTACGTTTCGTTTACCGGCAGGCGAACCGAACGGCTGAACCATTGCTCTTTGCGAATCGTATTGTTCGGCAAACTCTTTCCGCGCATCAAGAGCTTCCTTCTCACCCATATTCCAGTATTTAAGAGCAAGCGGCACAAGTTTCTCTATGCTTGACGGGAGTGCGGACTCTCCTTTGGGCGGCAACCATTTTTCATCTATCGCCGTATCCCCGAGAACATAGGGAGTCTGTTCGTCCGGCATGTCATATATCCACGTATCGTCCGGCGTCATCTTGAAGGCTATGCGCCCTTTCCAATGTTCGCCATCAAGGAAATATTCAGCGTATCCTTCTTTCTGTGCGCCGATCTCAACCGTCCCGCTATCAATGATATGGACGACGCCCTCTTTCTCATCTCGGATAACGCCTTCGACCTTGAGCCAGACGCCTGAATGCTCCTTTTTCTCTATGGCAAGCAACCCGTTGCCCTTGGTGGGTTTACCGGATATGATATCAATCTTATATTCGACGTTAGCATCGGCGTCTTTTGCTTCGGCTAGCGATGTGACCGGGTTCTCGACCGCGTTTTCCGGCGCGTGCATTATCGTCCAACCGTTGATCTTTTCCTGCGGTTCGCCATACCTGAAGTCAATATGAGTCGAACGTCCGCGCCAGTGGGTTTGAATGACGAATTTCATTGGTTATCATCTCCAGTATTTGCCGCCGGAGTATTGGGGTTCCGGTCTATATCGCCAGACTGATCCGGTTTGCTTATATCGCCTGTTCCCCCGCGTTCTTTGGTAATCTCCGTCCTTCTCTTATTGCCTTCGCTGAACTTTTTGCCAAACCCTGAAAGCTCGATAAGCTCGTTTATTGTCAGCCCATCCCTATCGAACAGTTCGCCAAGCACCACGACGAACTCGGACAGATTAGCATACATGCCATGATACGCTTCGATTGCTGGGACATAGTTCTCATCGAACTCGGATATTACTCCCCTTCTCAATGAGCCGAGAACCTTCTTGAGCCTTGGCATGATTGCGTTCTGGACGAACGCTCTGTGCTGAATATCATATTGTGTATAACGCGCATGTTCCATAAGGCCAACCTTCGCGGGCGGCACACCGGTAACCGCGAACGTCCCGTCTTGGGTCTGTTTCATAAGCTGGAGAAGAGTATCTTTTTCCTTCTCTGTGGTCGTGGCGTTCCACTTAAGACCTTTAGGAAGCAACGGGGTCTTGCTCGGATCGTCTCCGCCCTCTCTCCATTTGCGCGCTATTCGTTCGGCTTCCTGTTCGCCTATCACCTGATCGGACGATAAGAATCCTTCGGCTGCCCCGAACCTTGAAGTCGTTCTATTGCCCCATCGGTTGATATTCTGGCCCCACACATAGTAGTTCACCAGCGAGTGAGTGGTTCCCTGCCCGCGCCAATCATCGACCGGATTGAAGTATTTGACATGGGTAATCTGTTCAGGATAGAACGACACGTTCTTGTTGCCGACCTCATAGACATATTGGGATATTTTTTTCTGGTCTTCAGCCACCACGATACTGACTCGATCCGGCCTTAACGGATAGATTTCGATTATCTCATGGTTCCCGTCATAGACTTTTTCCCAGAACACTTCGCCGGCAAGCTCAAGATATATGAGCGACGCTTCCATGAAATCATACCAGTCCATATCGGGGTTAGGCGAGGACAACAGCCTGCTTAACGCCTTGTTATCGACCTCTTTCTTGGTATTCTTGTCTATGATGACCGGCTCATATTGGGATGCGGTTGACGCAATGGCCCAGACGCAAGCGTAAGTCCACGGATCGACCCCATATTTCTGAAGGTATTCGGTCTGGTTATTGGGCGGGCTTGCGCTTTCCCCACCGAACAGCCCGCCGACAAACACTGGAAACGCCGCACTCGCGCGTTTTGCGAGCCGTGTCAATAATCCCATTGGTTAATCCTCTATTCAGACAAAATAGACATTGACTTTGGAGTCTTGCTCAATACCCATAATAAGATAACGGAGCGCGTCAAGCAAGTGGTGTTCAGTTTTCTTATTTGGTTCGTCTTCAGCCGACCAAGAATACATAGACGCTTCGCTTATGAGATTAGGGCATATTTCCTCCGGCACAATGAGCCTTTTGTCTCTGATGTATTGGTTGACTTTCATGATGCCGATCCGGATATCGTTATCAGCCGGTTGAACCGTGAACGAACCGGGCGCGGCTTCCAGTTCTTCCCGTTCTCTTTTGGCGGCCGGGTCAACCCAGTAAGTAGCTCCCCTCAAGAGCCTGGGCGCAATTTCTCTGATCAGCTTGGTAGTCTCATAGATTTCGTTGATGATTCTGACCTTGCCATCCGCTTGAAGTATGGCGTCCAGCACGGCAAACGGCGCGCTCCAGCCAGGATCGATACCTCCCACATATATGTCTCGTTCAGTGACCCTGTAATCCGCGTCTTGCGTAACGCAAGTATGAAAGAGCGGATACACCAGTCCGGATAGCTCCCTGAACTCGCCCTTATATCGCATAGCGAACTCTTCAGGCGTGAGCATTTCCTTCATGCGTTCATATTCTTTGACCGAATAGACCGGGTTCTCGATGGACTCGAACTGGATAACTTCGTAGTCCGAGTCTTTATGTTCCCATCTCTTATAGAACTCTTTATACAGCCAGTTCATCGAGTAAGGCGTCGTGGTTATCAGGCATCGCCCCTGGCTCACTCCCAGTCGCGCCTGGATGACAACCCAAGCCCATCTTCCCATTTGGCCAGCCTCGTCCATCCACGCAGCCATAATCTGACCACCCTCGAGATAGTTGGGTTTGTCTGCGCTGACGCAATATATTGTCCCTCCCTGCGGCAGTTTATATATGCCTTCAGTCTTGTTATACTGACCTTCCACATCAGTGCCCGAGAATGCCTTGAGCATCTCCGGCACGGTAGCTCTCGAAAGAATCTTGTAGGTCGGTGCAACCACCATGAAATTAGCGGTCGGATTCCTTGATATCTCCCGATACAGCCAATAGGGGCCGAAGAACGTTTTACCGCCACCCGTCCCGCATATCATGGCAAGAAACCGGGCGTTTGATTCCCACGCCTTTGTCTGCCCTTTATGTAGCTTGATAGTTTTGGCTTGATTAGAAAGCGGCATATTTATCCTTTAAGAGCCGACGCCATAGACAACAAGAACCGTTCCGTTAAGTCCCGCCTTATAGAACCAGTCGCCCGACTCAAGATGCTGGATATCAACATAGAGGGTTTTCTCTATTTTATTGGTATCCCATGGATCCGGCTTAATCTTTATTGCGGACGTATCGGATATATCGAACGTAACATCTATTACGGTCGAAGAAACGACGCTCAGGACAGTCGCAACACTCAACAGGGCCGGAGTGCCACCTCTCCGTTTCTCGTCGATCCTGATGCGCCAGTTGCTTGCCAGCTCGCCCGACATATCGTCTTCTGAGGTTATTCTCAAGGTGCACGACCACGGGCTACCGGGATAGATCGGGTTTTCACCTTTCACAAGATTGACTGCCGAATAATCTATTGGCATGTATCAGCTCCTATTTAACTATTGTCCCGCTTACAGAAGGTGTTCCTATGGAACCCGAAACGGTATATCTTTTAATCTCCACCACGCTAGCATTACTCAAGTTTCTCACGACAAACGCAAAGTTGCCGTTCATTATGCCTCCTCCAGCCCGGCGATAACCGTTGTCAGGTCTGTTATGGGATCGCCGTTCAAATCCAGAAGGTCACAGCGTTTCAGTTCGATGGTCGTGCCCTTCGCATAGATTACGAGCTGATATTGGGTAGCGTCGGAAGTATCGATAATCCAGTCGCCGCCCTCAATCATTCCACTGTCGCCCGCAGTCTCCGGCAGAACGTATCCATGCCAGTTATTCGACATAGAGACCAGAACCGGGGCTTTATCGAGCGTCAACACGCCGCCTGCGGCCTGATTGATTATCCGGCGCACTTCGTGAATCTGTTCGCCGGCTTGGTGGAATTGCACGTATCGCCCGTTATAAAGCCCGGCGACATCTTGGAACAGCGTGCCGCTCATCGTTACCGTGCGCCCGTCAACAGCGGTTACGTTGCCCCAATGCGCCGCTGTTCGCGCAAGGAAATAGCCCGCTGACAGATGCGTGCCGTCGAGTGCGCGATTTCTGACGTCATGCGCCCATACGCCTAATGCGATCTCGAATACAGTCAATCCGCCGGATTCAACCGCCACCGCGTTAACCAAGTGCTGATCAATATAGAGCCGATCATCAGAGTTTATTCTGCTCGACAAATAACGCACTTTTACTGTTCCTGCGGCGGAAACGTATTGCGGTTGAAGGATATAGATATACGATGCGTTACTCGAACCGTCCGCGATCCGGTTGGCGCCGTCAGATAATTGCGCCCATGCGGACGTCTGCCAATCCCATGCGAATACATTTGCGTGCCTGGACGCCGCCGAGCCAGGCGCAGGGCCGGTGTAGTATCCGATAACTGATAGCAGGTTGGGAATGGCTGTGCCTATCTCAAACTCAAAATCCACATCAAGCGTGGCCGTCCCGCTCGGAGCCATCACCAGCGGAGTGCCGACCGCCTCGGTGTCCGCGCCTGTGCCGGATATAATCGAGCCGGTAACGATGTTCACGCCGCCGACCCCGTATGTCGTATCCAGCGTGTAGTTGCCTGAACCACCAGCGATGAAGTCCAGTTGTGCGGCCCGCGCAGCCGTGTATGCGGACTCAGTTACGATTGGGATATGCTCCGGATCAGTTGTGTCGCTGGTTACGATTATAAGCCCGGCGTCCATATTCATTTCGTTTGCCGACGCGACAATGTTACAGCCGCCGCCCGAAATATGCGCAACCAAATTATCACAGGCAACGAATCCCGCGCCGTCCTTGCTTATGGTTGCAACCGGATTTACAGGCGCGGTCGCTATCCCGTCCTTATATGTCGTGAAAGGTATGCGCTGTTCAACGCCCTTCTGAAATGCCATTATCTAGTTCCTTTCAAGCCGGAGCCCATCCGATAAAAACGAACACGACGGCGATAAGATGAACCGCCAGACAGCCCGCTTTCACTATCTATTATATCAGATATTCCTAATGTTTCTTTAGTTTCACGGTTATAAACAACAAGCGTTAAAGATCCGTCGGATATTCCCAATAAATCTCCGTGATCTCGCGTAATAACGGACGCATGGCCAGAATCATCCGACAATCCTACTGAATCTTCCACAGAACGAGATATCAAGAAGAACAATAATTGATCGGCTGTATCCGTAATACCTAGATCATCTTCCACCATCTGTAAAAACACGACCAATCTATCGGATATATCAGTGATTCCCATCGACTCCACGTTTTCCTTTATGGAGTCAAATACCCTGTCCTGGTCGTCGGTAAGCCCCAACGAATCCTGTATATTTCTAGTAATAAGAGAGAATAAATCTTGGCTGATATCGTCTGTAATACCTAAACTATCATCAAATCCTTGTTCTGAATTTACTATACGTTCCGGCAAATCTGTAAGCCCTACATTATCATCATTATCTCGTATAATGCCGTAAATACGATCCATGACGTCAGTAAGCCCTACATTATCATCATTATTTCTTACAGAACCAAAGATCCTATCTATAATATCCGTAAGACCGAGATAATCATCTATATCCCGTCCTGAATTGGCTATACGTTCCGCAATATCGGCGATCCCCATATTATCGTCGTTATCCCGTATGACGCCGAATATCCGATCCTGATCATCCGTAAGACCTATATCATCTTCATTATCCCGGATGGCAACAGACAGTTGGTCAATATCATCAGACAATCCCATACTGTCATCCACATCGGAAAAGAAGTTATCCCCGCCGATCAACGCCCCATCCATATCGTCTGTAAGCCCTAAACCGTCATCATTACTTCTTATAGCGGAAAACAGGCGGTCGATATCGTTGGTAAGCCCCAAAGCGTCATCCACGTCTCTTATGGCATTATAAACCTGATCCGCATCATCAGAGAGACCTAAAGCATCATCTATATTTCTTCCGAACCCCTGAACCTGATCTGCATCATCTGTAAGGCCAAGGCCGTCATCCACCGCCCTTATACCACTATGGACCTGATCCGCGTCATCGGTAAGGCCCAAACCGTCATCTACAGTTCTTACAGCGGCATGAACCTGATCGGCGTCATCAGTCAGACCCATATCATCAAGGACATCGGTAGTCCAATTGGTGGAATCAGTCCATGTTATCTTCAGATAACCGCCCCTGCCTGAGCCGGATGAACCGTTACGGGTTCCTGCACCACCTCCAGCGCCGTAATCGCCACCATCCGTCCCGTTGCCGGATGACGCTGTGGAACCATTACCGCCTATGCCGCCGAATTCAGCGGTAGAGCCGCCTCCTGTGCTGGTAGAAGCACTCTTGCCTGTCGCCGCACTTCCCGCGCCGCCGCCTCCACCGCCGCCGTATGTTGTAGTGCCATTCGCCCCATTGCCGCCAGCAAAAACCGCAACATTATATACGGCGCCCGCAGTTGATCCCAGACCACCCGCCGCACTGCCACCTACGTTGGCTTCTCCCCTGGCTCCTCCTTTGGCTAATACAGCCCCGCTGTTAAAGGATGTATCATTACCTACGGTGCCAGGGTTATCACGCGCCCCTCCTGCGGCGTTCGCTCCTACGGAATAGGGATAGTTCTGGTCTTTGGTAACAGACACCGTGGATTTGACGTATTGACCGCCTGCCCCGCCACCGCCGCCATTGGACGTGGTATTACGGCCACCACCGGCACCACCGCCACCGCCTACGCATTCGACGGTGACGGTGCCTGTGATAGTAGCCGTCCAATTACTGGCTTCACCAGGCCCAAATGTGGCGGAACCCATCACTTCCTCCTATTATGCGCCGAGGAATGTGATTTCCCAAGTTACCTTCAGGGTGTCGTCCGCGCCCTTATTAACCGGTTTGGGGTCCAATAGAGCGATAGCAAGTGTGCCAGTCGCGTCCGCTTCGCCTGCGTCTGACACATTGTTTACGATTGCTACACGGTTAATATTAGATGCTGTAGCTTCTCCAGCCGCCCATGTCCTGGCGAAATAGACTATATCGTTAGTTCCACCAGCTTTAGGGCTGGATTCATCGCAGGCTTTCGCTGATCCGGAAACATAATCACCGGTGGCGATATAGCTTCCTGCGCCTGATTTGGCTGCCGCTGTTTCGGCAGATCCCAGTTTCATATTCGCCATTGCAGTAGGCGCGGAATACAATTTCGCGGCGCAATACTGGTCTCCATTAGCTGTAACCAGATTATGCGTTACGCCCTCCTGTTTGACCTTGCCATCCGGCCCGATCAGCTTGTACGACACTTTGCCTCTTAAGACTGTCTTGCTTTTCGACATTTTTACATCCTCCTATGTTAAATAACTTTTTAACGCGCCTTCGTGTGCGCCATGCTTCGCTGATTTGACATTTCGAGTTTTATCCTTCATTCATCCTTGGGCCATTGGCGGGTCATGCTACATAAGAACCGTTTTTAAGTTGAGCGCGTTTATCCCTTACGTTCGACCAGACCGCCATCTCTATCTGCGCTTCATGGAGACTGGCCTTGACTTTTTCAGCCTCATCTTCCGGCAGCTTATCAAGCGCGTCCTGTATCCCCTTTATGACAGCCATTGCAACCTTCTCCTCTTGATGCTTTTCTTCTTCGACCTCGACCACTTCCTCTTTGGCCTTGTTCTTCTTCTTGCGCTGTATAAGCCCATAGACGATTATCGCCGCGCCTCCAAGCCCTGTAAATATGGAGTTATACGGCGGCGGCAAGAAGATCCCTATGGCCTTAACAACCGCATTGAGAACAGCATTAGTAGCCTCGATGTCATCGGCTGCCGAATCAACCCTTCGCTTAAGCGCGGCATGCTCCTGTTCAAGCTCATCTATGCCCTTTCCCAATATCTCCAGCACATGCTCGGTGCCAACGCGATCATCCCTGCTTATTATGCCAGCCTGTTCAAGCGCATCGAGCACGGCTGGATTGACGTTCGCCTGCACTTCCAGATACATTGTGCGCATCATGACAAGCTTCTGTTCCATCTCCTGAAGCTGTTGTTTGAGCTTCGTCTGCTCACAGCCGGAAACGAACAGAACGACCATCACAACCATCGCCAAGACCACCAGTCTGTTAAGCGAGCTTCTGCGCATATCAGTCCCTCCAAGAGTGATTATAACGCCGCCATAGAGGAGCGTCAACGGGAAGTTTGAACCGCCCCTCTACGGCGGTGTCGGCTATTCGACAGCATTGGTTTCCTGACAAGTATCGCAACCTCTCTATTGTGAACTTCCACCAGTTTCAGAAATATTGAGCACCAGTGAACTATGGCGGACGGTTCAAACACATTCAATATGATTATTGTATCCTGATGAGTATTCTTAAGCAACATTGGAAACGCATGTCTCAACTGCATAGGGTCTTCGGGCCCGTTGATGATTATGCAGTCGTATTCTCCGCCCCACATAAACCGATAAAACTGGTCTTTGTCAACCGGCGCGAAAACAGCCATGAGCTTCTTCTTGAGCAACGGTTTATATCTCTTGTTGATCGAGTCTATCCTATTCTGGTTATCATCGACCGCCATAACGAACGACGCGCCCCGGTCAATGAGATTTTGAATAATGTCCGGATTAGACAAACCGAACACCAGGCATCGTCCCTTAACGAGGTCGTTGTCCCACTTATCCATCGAGCGTTTCCTTTTTGGGTTTATCGAGAATAATGCGCACGGGGAGTTTTCCTTCCATGCTGACACTGGTCTGCTCATAAGCGCGGAGCATCGGCTCGAATCTCCGCAGGAACTCTATGGGGTCTTCGTTGAACGCCGCTTGCATAGCGAACTTGAGTTTCTCGAAATTATCCGGGTCAACAAGCGTCTTGGCTATCTCCGACTTAACACGCGCCATTATCCTTGAGATAGGGGTTGTTAATGGCCCGGAGTGTTGTGACTTGAGTTTTATGTTCACGTCCGCCAGTATGTCTGAAACATCAGGCTTGTCGTTCTCCAGCTCTACCTGCTTGACAGCCTCTTTAATAATTTCTCTGGATGGATTCTTATATTGGTCGGACATCGGTTAGCTCCTAAATGATTCGCCCGTCGATATGTTCTCTATAAGCGAACAGGAGATGGTTAAGCGTTATCTTCAGTCCATGCCCGTCAGCGAACACATACGGGATCGAGTACTTCATGCAGAGGGCTTGCAGTCTCCTCAGCGCATCCTCTCCGGATATCTTCGAGAATACATGCCCCATGAGCACGGATGAAGCGGTGGCGTCTATAACCAGAAGCGGTCTCTTGATCGCGGACATCCTTCTCAACTGCGCTATGAACCGTGTTCGCCCGGTAGTCAGACACATGAACAGATCATCGTGGGACTTGCGTTCGACCGCAACAACTCCCTCAAGCCCCCTGACCGAATAATCTCCTATGACCAGTGGCAGGACAACGGCTTCTCTTATGTTATAGCCTTTCTTCTCCCGGGAGTCTATGACGATAAGGAACGGGACCCGCTCTACCGGCTTCTCGACGAGTTCAGAACACATGGAGTCCTCTTCGTTCGGCTCATACTTATCGAGGTTATCTTCGCCCATCATCGTCCCCTGTTCTTTTTATTGCGTTCTCTAGTCAGCTTCTTCTTTTCCATCTCGTCCGGCTTGACTCCTGTTTCCGGGTCTCTGCCGAGCGACGCCCTTAACGCTCTTATCTCCTGTCTGAACTTCTCTCTGTCTTCAGGAGACATCTTTATATTGTTGCCTTTCTTGAGTCTGCCGGTCTTCGGATCACGTCCGAACCGCACCCTCAATTTCCTCAGGAGTTCGGCGTGAACTTGCCTGCGCCCCTCAAGGTTATCATCGAGCGAATCGACGAACTGTCTGGTAATCGAGAAATAGACCATGGCCTTGGTCGTCTTGGGGAAACACTTGCGCAGAAGGTTTACGCACGCGATCTGATACTCTCTGTTGTTCTTGTACCAGAGCTTATTATAGTAACGGTTATAGATTCTTCGGAAGGTCGCATAATACTCAACGTCCTCCCTGTTCATCTTGCTTATGTCTTTAGGCTTGAAGGTGCGCACGAACAGCGGCACTCTCCGGAACCCCACGAGCTTATCAACCATTCTTTCGATCTCCCTATAACCATTACTTCACTAATTTAGCACACTGCGGCCAGGCTTGTCAAGCCTAATTTCCAATATCTCGCAAGATTATCGAAGGCAAGGGCGATAGAGCGAGGCGGTCTTGAGCCAACGGATCGGTTCACAACAGCACGTAGAGCGATAGACTAATAGTTTCAGGGACTTGAGAATGATAAGATTCCAGAATGAGAATCGAAAATAATGTTTGCTGTTTCTCAAAAGTAGATAGAGTGTTAGCTCGGGTGATTAACACATGGTAGGCGTTTGATTAACAGGAGCGAATCGGGCGGTTTTCGAGAGAAAATATGCTTCGTTTCTCTGTTCATCAGTTTTTAGAAGAATAGGGGTATATCTGATTAACAGTAAAATGACTGTTAGATAACTTATAATGTGAATGTTACTTTAAGATATACTCTATAAAGAAGATATAAGTTAGATTATAAGAGATTCTTCTGTTAATCAAACATACATACCCCTTTTAGAAAAAGTCAAAACAGAGCTTAATGATAATCATTATCACATAAAATGGCGATTCTGGTAAAGAAATAACCCTGAAACCCTATTGTTACTCATGCGCACTAGAGAACTTTCGCCTTTTGATAAACAGAGAATAATCTTGAGGATAACGAATGATGCCCGAGAACCAGTGAGCACTAAGCCGTAAAATAAATCGCCAGAAATTTATAATAAATAACCGATAGAAAATGTAAGCCTGTTTCAACACGATAAGGGAAGTCTATTTCAACACGATAAGGGAACGCGCCCCGACCTTCCAGAATGGCCTAAAAGCCATTGAAACACCCCCCTGGTCGCGTTTTAAAAATTATTATTGTTAGTAGTTGACATTTATCGCAATATCATTTACAATTACATAATCGCTAAAAATTCAGATTATGGGTTTTGCGAAATGCTCATTGATAAGTATATAGTAACTAGTAACTAGTTCGATATCACCTTATGCGCACAAACATAAGGGTAATATCATGAGCAACGAGAAACAACCGTTAACTGTTGAGCAGTTTTGCGCTTTGTCGTCAACTATGCGTTTATCCGCACTACGTGAAGGGCGTTTCGTTCTAGCGAATTTAAACGCTCAGGAGCGCATAGCCGCGGCCAAACAGGTCAAAGATGTTACTGTTCGGTTTGACGCTGTCAAGTCGACTATTACGCGTATTGCAGGTGATGATTCTAGCCAAATATGCACTACGGGTTATCGCATGGCCGAAACCTTGACACCTGCGGCAAAAACACTCACACAAGAACAGATAGTTGATATCTGTTGCATTTTTAAGTTATCTGGGGTAACCCCGCAGGGAATCATAACCCAATGGCTGATCGAAAATGGCGTCGACTGGGCAAAAGTAGCCAATAGCAAGAAGTCTATCGAGATTTAATACTCTTCAATTTTCCCCCATGCGCATAAGGTGATATCGAACTAGTTACAGCCGAACCACCTTAAATGGTTTAAGGCGGTTTGCTGGGGCGGTTTTAAAGTTAATGGAGAATGGCATGGTGACAGACCGAGAGAGTTACATTTGTGTCAGCGAACTGAACGAATCGATTAGGCGTTTATACTCGCTTGCGATGCATAAGGCGGCGCATGAAAGCAACTCGATTTGCGATCAATTAAATAAGATCCAGCGACATGTCGATAAAATTCGTTGCATGCTGAATAAAGAGATTGAAATATCGAATAGATAATACTGGAGGACAGCCCGTGGATCGAGGACGCCTGGTGTCCGGCGGCGGTTCACGGGGGACAATTCAAAACAAGAGGGAAGCGGATGAAAAAGGTCGAAGTCCTGAACCTGGTGTCCCGGTTATCCGGGATGCTGGATAGAGACGAGCCAAAGATAACTTTTAGGGAGCTGGCAACAGCTCTCTTACGTCCCGAAGTAATAGGATTCGAGGACGTAAACTATCAGGTAGTTGAACTAGAAGAGTCGCTAATGGACATGTCGGATGAGCAAGTCCGGCGAGAGGTTTGGCGGGACATGCGGCGATTCTATCCGGACTTGCGCTTAATGCGCAGACCTGGGAGCAAGGGAAGCGGAAGCCGCAGGAAAGAGGAAAGGCCGGTTCTGGAGGATATCGAAATATGAAAATAAGCAAAGTCCGCTCCGGCGGATATAAGCTGATGCGAGTTTTGGGCGACGTGGACGCCGTCCTAAAAGGACGGATCGTCCAGCGTGCTGTCCGCCGGTATACCGGCAAATGGACAGCGCGCGGGCTCGGGAAGCTGTTCAGATAGTGAGAACGTCCATCAGGTTGCGGATCGCCTGGTGGACGTTTTTCTTTGGATGAAAGGTCGGATTGGCCGACCTGGGCGGGACTGGTTTCGTCCCGCTTCCGAAGCGCGGCATGTCCTCATTGCCCGAGGACGCCTTGTGGTTAATTG